ATGCGAATAAATCAACCACCATTATTTTCAGGGGCAGTAGTCAGCGGATTTATAGGTGACTCTGCTGTAGTTTCTGGTAGTATCGCCAGTGGAAGCATTGGCACCAATCACTTAGCTTCTGGAGTTGTTGTTGGCTTTTTGACTTCTGGAGTTATAACCTCTGGAATGATTGGTGCTGGTGCTGTAGTTAGCGGAAGTATAGCAAGCGGACAAATTGGAAAATACAGTTTAACAAGTGGTCTTGTCCCATCTTTTACAATCAATGAAAGTACCCCATCTAGCCCACTTTATGGTGACAGATGGTTCGACACAAATACAGGAACATTACTCACTTATATTTATGATGGTGCTACAGCACAATGGGTCCAGTAAAAATTTAGGATAAAAAATGCCAATTAGTTTTCCATCATCACCAACTTCAGGACAGCGTTATGAATTCAGCTTCAATGCTTGGATTTATAATGGTACATTTTGGCGTTCTACCAACGCCTCTGGCAGCATTACAAGCGGTCAGTTGGGCGACAATGTTATATTCAGCGGTAATATTGCCTCTGGTCAAATAGGACAATATCATTTAGCAAGCGGAGTAGGTGGTGGCGGAACTTTATCGAGTGGAAGTGTTCAATCAGGAAATATTGGAAACGCTGCTGTAACTAGTGGAAACATTGCATCAGGGCAGGTAGGACAATTTCACCTTGCCAGCGGCGCAATTGTTCTTTCTTCTGGTCAGATAACTAGTGGAATGATTGGCAACAATTCAGTAACAAGCGGCAATATAGCTTCTGGACAGGTTGGTCAATTTCATTTTTCCAGTGGGGCAACAACACCTCTTTCTGGTCAAATAACTAGCGGAATGATTGGCAATAATGCTGTTGTCAGTGGCAGCATCGCTTCTGGTCAAGTTGGTCAATATCACCTTTCAAGCGGAGCAGTTGCTCTTTCTTCTGGTCAAGTGCAAAGTGGTAATATTGGCAATAACACTGTTTTAAGCGGAAGTATAGCGTCTGGTCAAATAAGTAGTTTTCACTTGGCAAGTGGTGCTGTAACACCTCTTTCTGGTCAAATAACAAGTGGAATGATTGGCGACAATGCTGTTGTGAGTGGATCAATCGCTTCTGGTCAAATCGGACAGTATCACATCGCAAGTGGAGCAATTGTTCTTTCTTCTGGTCAAGTTCAAAGTGGCATGGTTGGCGATGCAGCAATTTTAAGTGGCAATATTTCATCTGGTCAAATAAGCAATTTTCACATTTCAAGCGGCGCAATTATATTACTTTCAGGAAATGTAAGAAGTGGAGCCATTGGAAACGCAGCAGTAACAAGCGGAAATATTGCTTCTGGTCAGGTTAGCAATTTTCACTTAGCAAGCGGAGCAATTGTTCTTGGATCTGGTCAAATACAAAGTGGCATGATAGGAAACAATGCTGTAGTTAGCGGAAGCATTGCGTCTGGTCAGATAAGTAACTTTCATATTTCTAGCGGCGCAATTGTTATTCTTTCTGGTCAAATAACCAGTGGACTAATTGGAAACGCAGCAGTAACAAGCGGAAATATTGCATCTGGTCAGGTTAGCAATTTTCACTTAGCTAGCGGCGCAATTGTTCTTGTTTCAGGTCAAGTTCAAAGTGGTATGATAGGAAACGCAGCAGTTGTAAGCGGAAGCATTGCATCTGGCCAAATTGGAACAAATCATTTAATAAGTGGAACAACAACTCCTTTATCTGGTCAAATAACAAGTGGAATGCTTGGAAATAATGCTGTAGTTAGTGGAAATATAGCATCAGGTCAAATAAGTAACTTTCATATTTCAAGCGGTGCAATTGTTATTCTTTCTGGTCAAATAACTAGTGGACTAATTGGAAACGCAGCGGTAACAAGCGGAAATATTGCATCTGGCCAAATAGGAATTAATCATTTAATTAGTGGAACGACAACACAATTATCTGGACAAATAACAAGTGGAATGCTTGGAAACAATGCTGTAGTTAGTGGAAATATAGCATCAGGTCAAATAAGTAACTTTCACATTTCAAGCGGTGCAATCGTTATTCTTTCTGGTCAAATAACCAGTGGACTAATTGGTGATGCAGCAGTAACAAGCGGAAATATTGCTTCTGGCCAGATAAGTAACTTTCACATTTCAAGCGGAGCAATTGTTCTTGGTTCTGGTCAAATAAGAAGCGGAAATATAGGAAACGCAGCAGTTGTAAGTGGAAGCATTGCATCTGGTCAAATTAGCAATTTTCATATATCAAGCGGCGCAATCGTTATTCTTTCTGGACAAATACAAAGTGGACTAATTGGAAACGCAGCAATAGTCAGCGGAAACATTGCATCTGGTCAAATAAGCAACCTCCATATTTCAAGTGGAGCCACACTGCCACTTTCAGGTCAATTAACAAGTGGCATGATTGGCAACGCAGCAGTAGTCAGCGGAAATATTGCATCTGGTCAAATAAGTAACTTTCACATTTCAAGCGGCGCAATAATTATTCTTTCTGGACAAATACAAAGTGGCATGGTTGGTAATGCAGCAATTTTAAGTGGCAATATTGCATCTGGTCAGATAAGTAATTTTCATATTTCAAGTGGAGCAATCGTTCTTTTTTCAGGAACGATAAGAAGCGGCAATATTGGAAACGCAGCAGTAACAAGCGGTAACATTGCATCTGGTCAGGTTAGCAACTTCCACTTGTCGAGCGGAGCGATTGTTCTTGTTTCAGGTCAAGTTCAAAGTGGCATGATAGGAAACGCAGCAGTTGTAAGCGGAAGCATTGCATCTGGTCAAATAAGCAACTTCCATATTTCAAGCGGAGCAATCGTTCTTTTTTCAGGAACGATAAGAAGCGGTAATATTGGAAACGCAGCAGTAACAAGCGGTAATATTGCATCTGGTCAAGTTAGCAATTTTCACTTAGCAAGCGGGGCAGTTGTTCTTGTTTCAGGTCAAGTTCAAAGTGGTATGATAGGAAACGCAGCAGTTGTAAGTGGAAGCATTGCATCTGGCCAAATAGGAATAAATCATTTATTGAGTGGAACCACACTTCCTTTGTCTGGACAGATAACTAGCGGAATGATTGGCAACGCATCAATAGTAAGTGGTTCAATCGCCTCTGGTCAAATTGGTCAATTTCATTTTGGAAGTGGAGCAGTACTAAGTGGAAACATAGCAAGCGGACAAATTGGACCATTTCATATATCTTCAGGTGCTATATTAAGTGGACATATAGGTAGCGGTCAAATCGTTGGTGGTCACATATCATCAGGAGCAGTCAGTTCTGGTAAAATTGGAAACGCAGCAGTCGTAAGTGGAAACATTGCTAGCGGTCAAGTAGGAACATTACACATCAACTCTGGTGCCGTAAACAGTTTTAACATTGCTGCAAATGCAATTTTGAATTTTCACATATTATCAGGTGCGGTATTAAGTGGTAAATTAGGACTTGGAGCGGTAGTAAGTGGAAGCATTGCTTCGGGACAAATAGATGGATTTCATGTCGCCAACGCTGGAATACGAAGCGGAAACATAGCCAGCGGTCAAATTGGCGTTCCTCATGTGGCAAGCGGTGCGGTGAGAAGTGGAGCCATAGCATCAGGTCAAATTGGACAATTTCACATATCCTCTGGAGCAATATCAAGCGGTAAAATCAGTTCAGGTTCTATCCTTAGCGGTAACATTGCCAGTGGTCAAATCGGTAGCGGTCACTTGGCGGCAACTGTCATTCTTAGTCCTAATATAAGATCAGGCAATATTACATCAGGTATGGTTGGAGACGGCGCTGTATTTAATTTTAACATTGCCTCAGGTCAAATATTCAATAATAACATTGCATCAGGCGTTATCTTCAATACAAACTTGGGATCAGGTTCTGTAACAAGTGGTGCCATAGCATCAGGTCAAATTGGACAATTTCATCTTGCCAACAACTCTGTTAGAAGTGGAAATATTGCCAGTGGTCAAGTTGGTGGGTTTCATATTTCATCAGGAACTTTTATAAGCGGTGTAATTGCAAGTGGAATTATAGGGTCGGTTCACCTAAGTTCAGGAGCCTTGGCGAGTGGTCAAATTGGAAGTGGGCAGATCGGTACATTCCATCTTGCGAGTTCCTCTATTATTGGCGCAAACATTGGTTCTGGTCAAATTGATACTATTCACTTAACGCCGAATGCGACTTCTTTGAATGCTTATCGAATTATGACAACAGCATTCAACGCTGGTGAATTTATCTCTGGGATTAAGGCTGTTTGCATGGGATCAGGTGGTGTAATTCTACTGGCTCAATGCGGTAGTGGTCTGAGATTGCCAGCAATAGGTGTCACTATGAGTGGAGCTTTAAGCGGAACTGCATGTTCTGTTGTTTCTTACGGAAGAATATTTAGTGCTGCTTCTGGCATGATTGCAAGTGGATTTGAAGGCAACTTACTTTATGTTGGTTCTGGTGGAATTGTTGTTAACAGAAGTGGATTTACTATTGGCGGTGTTTTATCAGCACCGGGTCTTTCTGGTGACATGCAGCAGTCGATAGGCGTATATGTTAGTGGCGGAATGTTTGTGATGCCAAACTTGTGCGTCAGTAGAAGTGGATTTGCAAATAACTTACCTTATGATGTTTAATCGAGTTTAATTTATGCCAATTACTTTTCCTTCATCACCAACTTCAGGACAGCGTTATGAATTCAGCTTTAATGCTTGGATTTATAATGGTGTTTTTTGGCGTTCAACAGGATCTTCTGGCAATATAACAAGTGGATCAATTAGTGATGGTGTTATACTTAGTGGCAATATTTCCAGTGGATCAATTGGTCAATTTTCTTTGGCCAGTGGGGTTGGCGGTGGAAGTATTTCATTGCAGAGTGGAACAATAACTTCTGGTTATATTGGAAACAATGCAGTAACAAGTGGAAATATCGCATCAGGTCAAATAGGACAATATAATTTATCTGCTGATGCCATTGTTCTTAAATCTGGGCAAGTCAGAAGTGGAAACATAGGTGATAATGTTGTTTTCAGTGGAAATATAGCATCAGGACAAGTTGGAAAATTTCATTTTGCGAGTGGTGCTTATTTAATTTCTGGATTTGTTACAAGTGGAAATCTTAGTAATAATTCAGTTGTAAGTGGCAATATTGCTTCTGGTCAAATAAGTAATATTACCAGCTTTAGTCTTGGGATCAATCTGGTTACATCCAGAGGCGGAAACCAAGGATACTTTGCTGGTGGATATACTAATAGTAATGTTTCAACGGCAGATAAAATAAATTATTCAAATGATACAACTGCCGCTAAAACATCGGCAAATTTAAGTGAAGCTAGACATGGTTTGGCTTCAGTTTCAGAAGGTACAATCAAAGGTTATTTTGCTGGAGGATATAGTTCAAGTCCATCTTCTACAACAGATGTGACAACATATTCTAGTGATACAACTTCAGCTCAAACAAGTGCGAATTTAACACAAGCCAGAAGAAGTTTATTTGGTTGTTCTGGAGAAAGAACAAAAGGTTATTTTGCTGGAGGTGATACAGGCACCTTAACTTATGTTTCAACAACAGATAAAATAACATATTCAACAGATTTAACTGTTGCTCAAACAAGTACAGATTTGACGCAAGCAAGAGGAAATCTTGCAGGAATGAGCGATGGTTCTAGCAAAGGATATTTTGTTGGTGGACAAACTTCAAGTGTTTTTGGAGGAGGTATTGTTGATACCGCTGAAAAAATAACATTTTCAACAGATACAATTGCCACTCAAACAACAGCAAAATTAAGTGTAAAAAGAACATCATTAAGTGCAATAGCGGGACAAGATAGAGGGTATTTTGCGGGTGGAATTTCAAGCGGAATTAGGACAACCGCTGACAAAATAATTTTTTCGACTGACACAACCGCTGCTCAAACAAGTGCAAACTTGAGCCAAGCAAGATATGATCTAGCTGGAGTTTCAGAAGGATCTTCAAAAGGTTATTTTGCAGGAGGCGATACAAATTCTTCTAATCGTGTTGCAACAGCAGATAAAACAACATATTCAAATGACACAACTTCTGCTCAAACAACAGCTAATTTAAGTCAAGCTAGATTCAAAGTAGTTGGAATTGGACAAGAATACACGCTTGCTTTTGGCAATAATTCAATAACAAGCGGCAATATTGCATCAGGTCAAATAAACAACTTTCATTTTTCAAGTGGTACTTATTTAATTTCTGGATTAGTAACAAGTGGAAGTGTTGGAGATAACGCAATATTCAGTGGAAATATTGCATCTGGTCAAATTGGAAGATTTCAAATAAATGATTTCAATGCTGGAATAAATATTGGAACAACCAGAGGAGGAGATAAAGGTTATTTTGCTGGTGGAAATACAAATAGTTATGTCGCAACGACAGATAAATTAACATATGTAACAGACACAACTGCTGCCCAAGCATCTGCTAATCTAATTACCGCAAAAGGAGGTTTGGCTGGAGTTTCAGAAGGATCAACAAAAGGTTATTTTGCTGGCGGTAGAATTGTGGCTGGTGGTGTTATTGTATCAACAGCAGAAAAATTAACATATTCAACTGATACAAGTATATCGCAAACAACTGCAAATCTTAGTCAATCAAGATGGATTTTAACGGGAATTTCTCATTATCTAACAAAAGGTTATTTTGCTGGCGGAACCACAGCTTTGGGAGCAGCCAATGGTGTTTCAACAGCAGATAAATTAACATACTCAACTGATACAAGTATATCGCAAACAACAGCAAATCTCAGTCAAGCAAGGGGAAGTTTGGCAGGAATTTCAGAAGGATCAACAAAAGGTTATTTTGCTGGCGGTGCTACAAATGAATCTACTTATTTGGCAACAGCAGAAAAATTAACATATTCAAACGATACAACTACCGCACAAACTACTGCAAATTTAAGTCAAGCAAGAAGAGATTTGTCGGGAATTTCAGGAGACGGAATAAAAGGTTATTTTGCTGGCGGAAGTTTTGCAACAGCAGATAAAACTACATATTCAACAGACACAACTGCTGCTCAAACAACAGCAAATTTAAGTCAAGCAAGGACAGGATTAGCTGGAATTTCAGAAGGATTAAATAAAGGTTATTTTGCAGGTGGATTTGGTCCATCATTAGTTTCAACAGCAGATAAATTAACATATTCAACCGATGCAACTATTGCTCAGACAAGTGCAAATTTAAGCCAAGCAAGGGATATATTGGCTGGAGTTGGACAAGAATTAACTAAAGTTTTTGGCAACAATTCTATAAATTCTGGCAATATAGCATCTGGTCAAATTGGACAATTTCATTTTGCGAGCGGTGCTTATTTAGTTTCTGGTTTGGTTACAAGTGGAGAATTAGGTGATAATGCGGTAAGAAGTGGTAATATTGCATCTGGCCAGATTGGACAATATCAAATTTCCATTGAAGGTATTTTACTTTATTCTGGACAGGTGCAAAGCGGCAACCTTGCCGATGTAGCATCGATATTCAGTGGTAATATAACATCTGGTCAAATAGGACAATTTCATTTTGCGAGCGGTGCTTATTTAATTTCTGGTTTATTAACAAGTGGAGACTTTGGAAACAACTCCATAACAAGCGGCAATATTGCATCTGGTCAAATTGGACAGTATCAAATTTCTATTGAAAATATTATTCTTTCGTCGGGTCAAGTTCAAAGCGGAAATATTGCCAATAATGCAGTTTTATCTGGAAATATAACATCTGGTCAAATAGGAAAAATACATTTTCAAAGTGGATCACTTCTTCCAACATCTGGTCAAATAACAAGTGGAATGATGGGCGGTTCCTCTATTTTCAGCGGTAATATTGCATCTGGACAAATTGGGCAATTTAATTTCTCAAGCGGTTCTTATTTAATTTCTGGATTAGTAACAAGTGGTAAATTTGGGAATAATTCAGTAACAAGTGGAAATATAGCATCTGGTCAAATAGGAAAAATACATTTTCAAAGCGGAACACTTCTTCCTACATCTGGTCAAATAACAAGCGGAATAATAGGTGTTTCTTTAACCCAATTCGGTGCAGGTTATTTTGCTGGTGGATTTAATGGTATTTATGTTTCAACAGCAGATAAATTGACATATCCTACAGACACAACTGCGGCGCAAACTACTGCAAATATCAGTCAAGCAAGAAGAGATTTGGCAGGAGTTTCTGGAGAAAGAACCAAAGGTTATTTTGCTGGTGGAGATACTGATACCAAGGTCACAACAGCAGATAAATTAACATATTCAACAGACACAACTGCTGCTCAAACGACAGCTAATTTAAGTCAAGCAAGGGATGGTTTAGCTGGTGTTTCTGAAGGATCTACAAAAGGTTATTTTGTTGGTGGCGGAACTCCAACAACGCAGGCAACAGCAGATAAAATTACATATTCAACAGACACAACCGTTGCTCAAGCAAGTGCAAATCTTAGTCAAGCAACATCTTATCTTGCTGGATGTTCAGGGGAAGGAACAAAAGGTTATTTTGCTGGTGGAAACGCAGGTGGTGTTGTTGTCACAGCATACAAATTAACATATTCAACAGACACAACTGCTGCACAAGCAAGCGCAAATCTTAGTCTAGCAAGATTTTTATTAGCAGGATGTTCTGGAGAAGGCACAAAAGGTTACTTTGCTGGTGGTAGTACTGGTTCCAACACAGCAAGAGCAGACAAATTAACATATTCAACAGACATAACTGCCGCACAAACAACAGCTAATTTAAGCCAAGAAAGACAATCATTAACTGGTATTTCAGAAGGATCGACAAAAGGTTATTTTGCTGGTGGAAGTGCAGGTGGTGGTGTTGCTACAGCAGATAAATTGACATATTCAACAGACACAACTGTTGCTCAAACTACTGCAAATCTGAGTCAAGCAAGGATTGGTTTGGCTGGAGTTGATGGGACAACATCGTTTTATTCTAATGTTTTCAGCGGTAATATTGCATCTGGACAAGTTGGACAATTTCATTTCTCAAGCGGTTCTTATTTAATTTCTGGATTAGCAACAAGTGGTGATTTTGGAAATAGCTCAATATTTAGCGGCAATATAGCATCTGGACAAGTAGGACAATTTCATTTTGCAAACGGTGCTTATTTCATTTCTGGTTTAGCCATGAGTGGAAATTTTGGAAACAATTCAGTCGTAAGTGGAAACATAGCATCTGGACAAGTTGGACAATTCAACTTCACAAGTGGTGCTTATTTAGTTTCTGGATTAACAAAAAGCGGAAGTTTTGGAAATAACTCAGTAGTAAGCGGAAGCATAGCATCTGGACGAATAGGAAGATTTCATTTTGCAAGTGGTGCTTATTTATTTTCTGGGTTTGCTCAAAGCGGAAGTTTCGGAGATAATTCTACAAGAAGTGGAAGTATCGCTTCTGGACAAGTTGGACAATTTCATTTTACAAGTGGCGCTTATTTAGTTTCTGGACTAACGCAAAGTGGAAGTTTTGGAAATAACTCAATATTTAGTGGTAATATTTCTTCAAGCGAAATAGGACAATTTCATTTTGCAAGCGGTGCTTATTTCATTTCTGGTTTAGCCATGAGTGGAAGCTTCGACGATAATTCAGTAGTAAGCGGTAGTATAGCTTCTGGAAACATTGGAAGATTCCAAATTTCTATCGAAGGTATTTTACTTTATTCTGGACAAGTAAGAAGCGGAAACCTTGCTAATGCAGCATCGATATTCAGTGGAAACATCGCATCAGGACAAATCGGACAATTTCACTTTTCAAGCGGTTCTTATTTCGTTTCTGGCATGGCAACGAGTGGAAGCTTTAACAGCATAACTGTAGTCAGCGGCAGCATAGCTTCTGGTCAAATAAATAATTTCCATTTGGTTTCTCAAGAAATTGTACTTTTTTCTGGACAAGTAAGAAGTGGAAATATTGGCAATGCAGCAATATTCAGTGGAAATATTTCTAGCAACGAAATAGGAAGATTTCATTTCACTAGTGGTGGACTTTTGCCAATTTCTGGTACTGTTACAAGTGGGTATTTTGCCAATAATTCAGTTGTTAGCGGATCTATCGCTTCAGGAAGAATTGTTTATCCTGCTTTTCAAGATCAATCTATTTACAGTGGAGCAATCAGCAGTGGAGTATTAGGCGGATTGGGAGCATTTGGAAACAATGCAATTTTCAGCGGCAACATATCAAGCAATGCTATTTTCCAACAACCAATAAGTTCTGGATGTGTCATAAGTGGAAATTTATCTGAATTTTCTGTTCATAGTGGTTCAATAACAAGTGGAGCAATTGGTGGGTCACAAATAAATAGCGGTCAAATAACCAATGATACAATATCTTCTGGCCAAATAAACACAGTTCTTCTTGGAAGCGGTTCTGTTATATCTGTTTATAACAACTCCATAGTAAGCGGTATTATAAGCTCTGGAACTGCTTATACATTTGACTTTTCAAACAATTCAATTAGAAGCGGAAACATAGCAAGTGGTGCAATTGGAAATATACATTTTGGTAATGCATCAGTAACAAGTGGTGCAGTCCCTAGCGGAACAGTTATTTTCAATATGGTTGGTGCGAATGCAACTGTTGCTTATAACTTTGCAGATGTTGCATTAGCTTCAGGAAACTTTGCACTCCAGTCTGTAACAGGTCAAAACCTTGCAAATGGAGTTTGGCCAATTCCTACTGCATTTTATGTGTCTGGCGGTATTACCGCTTTCATGTTCGATAACAACTCAATTGTTAGTGGATCAATATCAACAACAACCACTTTAATTAGTCAAGGTTATTTTGCAGGTGGATCTACAGGAGCAAATGTTTCAACAACAGACAAAATATTATATTCAACAGACACAACTGCCGCTCAAACATCTGCCAATCTAAGTCAATCAAGAAATGAATTAACGGGAATTTCTGATTATACAACTAATGGCTATTTTGCTGGTGGAGCAACAACCTCGTTTTCTGGACATGTTGCAACAACAGACAAGATTGTATATTCAACAAATACAACTACTGCTCAAACAACTGCAAATTTAAGTCAAGCAAGACAAGGATTGGCTGGATGTTCAGGAGAAAGAACAAAAGGTTATTTTGCTGGTGGAACTACTGATGGTGCAAACAGTTTATCAACAGCAGATAAATTAACATATTCAAATGATACAACTGTTGCTCAAACAACTGCAAATTTAAGTCAAGCAAGATATTATCTTGCTGGAATTTCAGAAGGAACAACAAAAGGTTACTTTGCTGGTGGACAGAGTAGCACCGTTTTAGTAACGGCAGACAAATTAACATTTTCAAATGATACAACTGCTGCTCAAACAACAGCGGATCTTAGCACGGCAACAGCCTATATTTCTGGATGTTCTGGTGAAGGAACTAAAGGTTATTTTGCTGGTGGTGGTACATTTGCCATAACATTTAATGCATATAAATTAACATACACAACAGATACAACTGCCGCTCAAACTACTGCAAATTTAAGTCAAGCAAGAAGAGAATTAGCAGGAATTTCAGAAGGATCAACTGAAGGTTATTTTGCTGGCGGTAACGGTCCTGTCACAACAACGGATAAGCTATTATTTTCTACTGATACAACTGCTGCACAAACAACCGCTAATTTGAGCCAAGCAAGAAATAGTTTAGCAGGAATTGATGGCGCACAAAATTATTTAATTATACCTTACCTAGTCATATCAGGCAAACTAACAACAACAGAAGCTAATGAAATTAGATTTACAAATATGGCTTCTGGTTCAGTTGTAAGTGGAAATATAGTTTCTGGTGTTGTATTCAGCGATGCCACAACAAATAACTTCTCAAACGCAGGAGTAAGAAGCGGAAATATTGCTTCTGGACAAGTTTCTATTTCTGTTCATCTTGCAAACGAAACAATAAGATCTGGAAATATAGGAAGCGGTGTCATAAGATTCCCAACATTCTTTGGTGATACTACACAATATGTAAATATTGGAAGCGGACAAATAGATAATGTGCATATTGGAGAAAAAATATTATCAAATCCAGTAAAACAAGGTTATTTTGCTGGAGGATTTAATGGAATTGTTGTTGTTGCAACAGCAGATAAATTAACATATTCGACAGATACAACTGCTGCTCAAGCTACTGCAAATTTAAGTCAAGCAAGGTATGCATTGGCGGGATGTTCTGGAGAAGGAACAAAAGGTTATTTTGCTGGTGGTGATAGTAGTGGTGGTGTTGTTTCAACAGCATACAAATTAACATATTCTAGTGACACAACTGTTGCTCAAGCAACTGCAAATTTGAGTCAAGCAAGGGGAAACTTGGCTGGTGCATCAGAAGGTTTAACAAAAGGTTATTTTGTTGGCGGAACTAATAATATCATAGAAGTTGCAACAGCAGATAAAATCACATATTCAACAGATATTACTGTTGCACAAACAAGCGCAAATTTAAGTCAAGCAAAGTATGGATTAGCTGGATGTTCTGGAGAAGGAACAAAAGGTTATTTTGCTGGTGGAAGTAGTACTGGAGTAGCTGCTGTTTCAACAGCAGAAAAGTTAACATATTCAACAGATATTACTGTTGCACAAACAAGCGCAAATTTAAGTCAAGCAAGATACGGCTTGGCGGGAGTTTCAGAAGGAACAACAAAAGGTTATTTTGCTGGTGGAACTACTGATGTTAATCAACCAAACAGTTTGAATACAGCAGACAAGTTAACATATTCAACAGACACAACTGCTGCTCAAACAACAGCAAATTTGAGTCAAGCAAGAAATTACCTTGCTGGAATTTCAGAAGGAACAAAAGGTTATTTTGCAGGTGGAAATACTGGCGCAATTGTTGCAACAGCAGATAAATTGACATATTCAACAGACACAACTGCTGCTCAAACAAGTGCAAATCTAAGCCAAGCAAGAAATTTACTAGCTGGAATTGATGGTGGAACATTATATACAGTAACTTATTCTCAATTCATGACCAGCAGCAAGCTTTCATCTGGAACAATTGGTCTTACAACAGCAAGTGGACAGAATGCAGCATTCCCATACAATCTTGCAGAAACAGCAGAAATAAATACAAATCAACCAATGTTTGATTATTTTGTTTTTCAGGAACTATGTTCAGGCATCAAAGCAGTATGCATAGCATCAGGAAGCAGAGTGGTAAGAGCGCAAAGAGCAAGTGGAATGAGATTACCAGCAATTGGCGTAACAAGCGGAACTGTTAACAGCGGATCAACAGGAAGAGTATATTATTACGGATATGTCGGAAGAGTCGGATCATTTGCCGCAAACTCTGGACTATATAATGGAATTTCTGGGTTCCAAGGACAACCATTATATGTCGGATCGGGCGGAAATATCGTTAATCAAAGCGGAATGCGTGGAGCATCCTCTGGCGCACCATTCATATCAGGAAATATGCAACAACAAATAGGCATCGCTATGAGCGGAGGACTATTTGTTATGCCAAGCCCAAGAATTGTAAGATCGGGATTTCAAGGCAAATTGCCTTATGATCATCCTGCCTAATCTAAAACTTATCAAAAAATATATTGAAACTCATGCTGATTCTGTCTTCAGAAGATCTATTCATCTGAACACTATGCACAAGCCAAGAAGGAAATATATAACATCTTCCCGCTATTGCAGGATAAATTAAATTATTCGCAGTAACTATACTAAAATCCTTATAAGTAGCATCAAGCATCCCCTTCGCAATCAAAGGAGAATGAAAAATAATATTTCCAGAATTTTCAGGTGCCTGTAAATAATAACAACCAGAAAATATGTTTCGTGGATGTGTATGACTGGCATTATATGCGCCAGAAGGATTAACATTAACCCAAGAATTGTAAATTTTTATTTCTTCAACAATAGTCAAAGATTCACGAATATTTTGAACAAAACCAGATAAATCACGCTTTAACTCAGAACATACACGATTATCAAGAAAATTGTCTTGGCTCTGCCAACCACCACCCATATTAGTCTTATCAACACCGACAGGATCAGAAGCCTGTCGGTATCTCGTATAATCAATTAAATTCTGCCTGTAATCACGATCATTCAAATCACAAACATATATCGTCGAAGGAAATGCTAACTCACACTTAATCATCAATCATCCAACCACTTTGAAAACTTATATCTCGTCTGTCCACCAACAAATTTCTTTTCAACCTCAAGATCTGAATTCAAAATGCGATAATCTGGAATACTCTTAACCTTATACTTTTTCTTCAAAGTCAGATTCTCATCCACATCAACAATCAATACAACAAACTTATCAAGCTTTTCCTTTATCTCTTTTTCCTTAAACATTTTCTTCATCGCCTGACAAGGCGCACACCAAGATGCACCGAAATAAAGGAAAATTTTCTTTTTATCTTTCTTCGCAATCTTAACAGCCTCATCATATGATGAGGCTTCCTCCGCACAAACAAAACTCAATGACAAAAACAATAAAACAAGAACTAAAATTCTAAACATAATCGCCTCATTCGTATGAATTGCCAGTAGCAAAATCAACATGACGACAACGAACACTCGCATCAACCAACAACTTAAATCCCTTCTCACGCAACTTCTGAGACAAGAAGCTATCTTGCGTGAGATGAGCAGTTGTCACTGTCCAAGGATATTCTGTCTGAAGAAAACATTCAATGGGGAAAAGAGTGAAACCTTGAGCAATAGTGTAAACTTCATGTACGCCGACATCATTCTTATTCAAAGTCAATGCCTGACGCTTGCCAGCAATAACCTGAATGTGAACACCTTCTGGATATGGCACTTTCTTCACATAATAACCACCCAAAACAGCTTTAGGATCACCAATTTCACGGTAACGAGCCAAAAGCCTTTGGAATCCATCAGTAGGCGGGAAGGTATCATCTTCCACCGTCAAAAGCATATCACAACCATCATTCAGCGCAGTTTGAATCGCTTCGTTATATGCATCTGCGGTTGTCCTTCCAAATACATTCAGGAACTTAACTTGGACTCCTGATGGAATTGCTAGATTTTCCAAAACAGGCAATCTCTCTGCCTTTTCACGAGTTGGAACAACAATCAAAATCTTGACATCGCCGACCTCTAAATACTTCTTTTCAACTTCCCTGATGTGGTCCAACTTTGGAGTTGCTGCAAGATTGATCTGTCTAAGTGCTTCACTGTTGCCAACGCCAACCCTGCCAGTTGCCTGAAGATCCTGCTGCGCTTGTCGTTCCAAACGAAGTTGCCAATAGTCTGGTTGTGCTGCATCAATTTCTTCTCGTGTGTACTTTTTGGGAAATCTTTGCCAAATCTTATAAAGAGCCTCAAATTCTCTTAAAGCGCCTAGTACTGCCCTGTCTTGCTCTTCTAAATCGATTCTTTTCAGATCAGCATCAATTTGATCAATTTCGGTTCCCTTGTCTTCGAGTTCTTTTATTTGAATTTCAATTCTGCGACGACCTAGTTTTGCTCTCCTTAAATTATCATATTTGATTTGCATTTCCAAAACGCATTGAGAATATGCAAGAGTATCATGATCGTGTTGACCAACCACAAACTTATTTAGAACAAATTCTGTTCTAGGCATTTGAATTTCAAGAAAAGCAGATTCCATTTCCTTGACAAGCTTCATGACATTATCAACACGCTCATCCATCAACTGAATCTCGTTCATTTTTAAGCCTCATTTGAAAAAATAAATCTATTACATTATAATGTCAATGACACCATTGTCAAAACAAATGAGAATCAATTATGCCGGGATCATGGGAACTTATCAACCAGAATCGTGTCCTGTGCTGTATTTTAACAAGAGAATATGCACCAGTTGCATGGGCTTTCGGACTCAGAAACCTTCAAATTCCCGGTGCAGTCACAGCACTCCAAGGAATGCCATATGACCATGCTCGCAATACAGGATGCCTAAAACTACTCGAACTCGGCTGGGAATGGCTATTCTTCCTTGACGATGATGTTATTCCTCCTCCTGATGCAATCATAAAACTAATGTCACACAAGAAGCCAATCGTAAGTGGCTTGTACTACAGAAGATACGAACCACTTGCCCCTGTAATGTTGAGAGAATCAGAAAATGGTCCTCAATGGATTCAAGAATTTAATGCTCCTGACCTTCTGGAAGTCGATTATGTAGGAGCAGGATGCCTTCTCATACATCGTGATGTTATCAAACAATTACCTCCACTCAGTAATCGTTGCCAATGGTTTGAATGGCGATGCGATAGAACTGATCTTCCTCATCTTGAAAAAACAAGCGAAGACTTTACTTTCTGCAAACATGCCAGAAATCATGGATTCAAAATTTATGTTGATACCAGTGTGCAATGCCGACATGCAGGACTGGGACAAAGTGAAATTGGCGGATTCAAACCATTGGAGATCAGAGCCTAATGAAACTTACATACTTGCCAACGACTCCAATGAAAAAGTTAAAAATCTGTGTCATATCCAGCACAGTCCTACATTGCCCCCCAAAGGGCTATTCTGGACTAGAAATGCTGGCTTGGCAGATAGCTGAAGGTCTTAAAGCCAAAGGTCATGAAGTAATGCTTGTTGCCCCAAGAGGATCAACAAGTAGTTGCGAAATTCATGAAACAACACAATATGAACCAGAAGGACAAGCCTACAGCGGTTATTGGAACAAACTACCAAGCTTTGATGTGATCATCGATCATAGTTGGGAAAAATGGAGCTACATCCTGAAAATGGAAGGTAAGCTTCCACAACCAATCCTTGGAGTTCTACACGCTCCTGTAGACACTATGTACAGCACAGCGCCATCCGTCCCATTCCCATGCTTCGTGTGCATCAGCAAGGACCAATCAGATGGTTGCTCCGCACACCTGAAAGTCGCATCCCGTGTCGCTTATAACGGAGTTGATGTTAATTTTTATAAAAACACAGGATTAACAAGAAACGACCGTTATCTCTTCCTCGCCAGAATAAGCACAATCAAGGGTCCACATATTGCTGTTGATGTGGCCAATACTTGCAAAATTGGATTGGATCTAGTCGGAGATGACAGAATCACAGGAGAACCCGATCTTCTCAACAGCATTAAGACCAAATGCTCTGTATCGCCCAATCTTAGGTATGTAGGGCATCAAAACCGTGATGAGTGCAGCGTATGGTTCAATACGAATAAAGCCCTCCTACACCCCAATAAACACTTCCGTGAGCCATTTGGACTTGCTCCAGTTGAAGCTCAACTATGCGGTATGCCTGTAATCGCATGGAATCATGGTGCTTGCAAGGAAACAATCAAGCATGGCGAAACAGGATTCCTTGTGAACAGTCAAGAAGAAATGGAAAAACTTATCAAAGATGATGCTGTTTCAACAATTAAATCAAGTAACTGCATTGAATGGGCAAATCAGTTTTCTTATGACAACATGATTAAAAGATATGAAGATCTTTGTTTTGAATCAATAGACACAGGTGGCTGGTGAAAATACATATTTCTTATACTTATGGCTGTCCTGACGAAACAATTCTTCGTGAATTGATGAGCTATGACATTCAATGCCCAGAATGCACAATTTTAGAGCCACATGAAAATGCTCCACTAAACTTTGAGGTTCCAACTAGCTTTACAAGTTTGCACTGGAGCAGACAATACGAATATCCTTGGGCAATTATGCATAGTAATTTGAAGCCAAGCGATGTTTGCCTTGATGCTGGAGGAGCATATGCTGTTTTCAAATATGCAGTTGCCAAAAGATGCGCCAAAGTAGTCACGATTGACATGAATCAAGACTATCTTGACAAATCTATAAGATCAGCAGAAAGACTTGGCTTCAAAAACATTGAGTTTTATAATTCTAAAATTCAAGATTATAGAAGTGAAGAAAAATTTGATAAGATCTATTGCATATCTGTTCTAGAACACATACAGAGTAGTAGTGAAAGAATTGAATGTATTGAAAACATGATAGGAATGTTGAAGAAGGACGGAGAGCTTTATTTAACTTTTGATTTTATCATAGAAGAAGGTGAAAATCAGTTTGATTTTTACATGAGAAAAAATGAGGCAGCAGAAATATTAAATTATTTTGGTGTGCCTGAATATAATAACGAAAAATATTATTCTGCAAGTTTTCCCGGCGGTTGTGTTCTTGCCACAATATGTTTGAAAGTGTGGGATTTGTGAAAATACCTGACCATATTATTCAAGAATATAAAACTTTTGATCCAGAAGTAGGATTATTTTTTGCTGATTTTGATGAACCAAAAGGCTCGAAAATACTTGAAATTGGATCTCAACACAGTCCTCTTGCCAGTATGATGGCTAAATGTGGGTTTCACGTTACAGGCATTGATCTAAGAGATTCTGATCAAGAATTAAACTATAATCACATTACTGCTGATTTCTGTCGGTTACCATCTTACTTCATTCGTGAAAACATAGGAACTTTCGATGCTGCTGTTATTGTCTCTGCCATTGAACATTTTGGTTTGAATACTTATGGAGAAGGCAGGAAGCATGAATATTACGATGTTATTGCCATGCGATACATTTATGATTTATTGAAACCGGGTGGAACTTGTTATTTAACAACACCTTTCGGTGGTAAATTTGTTGAACACAAACCTCATTGGCGTGTTTATGATTGGGCAAATCTACTGGAAAGAATTGTTCAAGATTTTAGCACAGAAGTATTCAATCTTGGTGTTTGCGAAGAAATAACAATCAACGGTAAGGTTTTTTCTGTTGGAAGCCCAATATCAATGAATGAGGCTATACTGAATACAATTGGATTGCCTCATGTTTCTTGCTATGTAAGATTAAGAAAACCATTGGATTAAATCATGTTTTTATTTGTAACAAATGATAAAATCGGGTCAGAAACAGGAGGAGGTCAAGTAACCGCACATGAATTTGAAGCGTTAAATCAACTTGGTCCAGTTGATGTTATCAATCCTGAGCCAACCAATAATCCTTTTGATTCAGAAAAGGCAATCCAAGAAATTGATTTCAGCAAGTATAAACTTGCACACTTCTATGCTGGCACATTCCCAGAACTAACCACCAAGTTAAAAGCAAATGGCGTAAAAATAACTTATACTGTAGCTGCTCACGATGTTGACATCAGCAGGGAAGAATTTTTAGGTTTAGGTGCTTCTTTTGACTTTCCACACTTAAATGATCCAAATTTATTTCAAAAATACATAAGCTGCTACAAGAATGCTGATGTTGTAATATGTCCATCATCAGTTGCAAAAAAAACCAATAATAAATATGGAATAAACAATACAAAAATAATTCCGCACGGTCATATCCCTGTTAGAAACAAGAAACATCCAAAGAGGTTTACAGTTGGATATCTTGGTCAGTGTGGACCTGATAAGGGATTGCGATATTTGTTAGAAGCTTGGTCTATTCTAAACTACAAAGATGCAATATTGAATCTTGCTGGAAGTCAGACTCCCGGTTTATTGCCATTGATTAGGCATTTCGGCAAAGGCAACATTAACATTCAAGGCTGGGTTAAATCTACGGAAGATTTTTACAATAGTTGCTCTATTTATGTTCAGCCAAGCGCAACAGAAGGATTTGGGATTGAAGTTCTTGAAGCTATGAGTTCTGGCAGACCTGTTGTTGTTTCTGATGGTGCTGGAGCATCTGACTGCGTTGAAGATTGTGGTTTTGTATTTGAGAAGAAAAACACCAAAAAGCTTGCACAAATGATCGACAACTTAAAAAACAATCCAAATCTTTGTGAAGAATTTGGCAGAAAAGCAGAAGCAAAAGCGAAAAATTACACTTGGGACAAGGTCAAAGAACAATACATCCAATTGTGGCGAGGCATGATATGAGTTATTCATTTCCATTTATTCAAACCGACAAGGTAATTGAATTAGGAGGAGGAGATAGACCATATTTCCGTCCAAATCTCGATGTCCGCTCAGGAACAAGCATTGACATAGTTGCTGATTTTAATGAACCATTACCAATACCAGACAATGAATACAATGGTGTATTCAGTCAATTTTGCATTGAACATCTTTCTTGGCGTAAAGTAAAACTATTCATCAGTGAAGTTTATCGTATTCTCAAGAACAATGGTAAAGTTGTTTTCATTACAGCCAACACTGAAAAGCAAATGCAATATGTTCTTGATCACGATGAGTGGGACGATAACTGTTCTTGTATTATTTTCGGCGATCAAGATTATCCAGAAAACACTCATCGCAACAGCTTCAGTCCAAAATATGCAATTAAGTTAATGACTGATGCTGGATTCACCAATGTTGTTGTCTTGCCTTTTGGGGAATTAGAGACAGATATGATTATTGAAGCCACTAAAACCACCAATAAAATTGAATTCAATAGAGAGTATTTTGATAATCCTCATTTTTATGGTGAGAACACTGGATTCTATCGTGACCATCCAAGCAATTGGATTGTTTTCAATAACATCATGAAGAAGAATCCAACTTCTGTTTTGGAAATTGGCTGTGGAAGAGGATATTTGCTTAAAAGGTTTGAATCTAAAGAAATAATTTGCAAAGGACTGGAAATATCCAAGCATTGTATTTTAACAAGAGTGAGTGATTCTGTTGCTGAATTTGATGTGAGGCAAACACCTTGGCCATTTGAAGACAATCAGTTTGATTTATGTGTATCACATGGATTTTTTGATTTTATTGAAGCAGAATATATTCCTGTTATTCTCAAAGAAATAAATCGTGTTTCTTCCAGAGGAATGCATGGAGTAAACACAAATAGCCTAAATCTTTCTTGGAGTAATCAGGAATTTATCGACAATAAGCATTTAACAGAAGGATCTCTTGCTCTTAACATACCTGCTGGAGATGGTAAGCTTAAACTCAATATTGGTAGTTTTACGGTAATGTTGCATAATGGCTGGATCAACACAGACATTGTTAATTTGAATGATTATGCCGCTCAAAATCAATACAAATTCCTTCAGATGGATTGTAGGCATACTCTTCCATTTGAAAATAATACTATTGATTTGATTGTTTCCAGTCATATGCTTGAGCATCTGGATTGGAATGAAGGATTGAATTTTCTTAAAGAATGTAATCGCATTATGAAACCAAATGCGACCATAAGGATTGCTGTTCCAGATGCAGAAAAATTAGTTAGTTATTATAAGGATAACAATCTTGAATTTTTGGATCAGATGAATGTCACTGCTTCTCAAAACAAAGCACAAACATTCAAATTGTGGTCATTCTTATTTGATGGTCACAAGATTGCATATGATTTTAGTAGTTTAGAGCAGATTGGTATGGAAGCTGGATTCCGTGTTGAGAGAAAGAATTTCAATGAAGGTAATTTACAGATAATAAGGGAGACAATGGATTATCTCCCTGAGATTAGCATATATGTTGAAATGACTAAGAATTCCAATGTCTAATACAATTTGCCATGATGAATCCGCATGTGATAATGTTTATTATCCAAAAGAATGTGCGAATGACGGCTCCTATGTGACATTCAATGTCATCACACATTAAGTCGTCACCCATGGCTTTACGCCAAATTGACCAGAATTTTTTGAACATTAGTCAAGAACACCTTGGCTTTTACCAATATTACCAAGAACATCAACTGCATTCCAAACAGCATCATAGACTGTTGTGTCTGTAGCAGTATAAGAAAAAAGATCTCTCATATGAAGTCTTCTTCTTTCTGTTGGATGAAAGTTTGGTTTTCCATTTTCATCTAGGTAGCATAATCTGTAGTCAACAACTAGAATTGGTTCTGGGCTAGCAGTAAGTGTTGCGTCAAGAGTAAGGTTTTCAACCCACCATACATTATAGATTTTTTCAATTGTTGCGGGTTCTATGATCGGACTGTCTTTTGTGATTAAAGCCATTTTTTCTCCTGTGCGTTACTTAAGGGATTCACCTGTTTCGACGCATTCTTTTTGGGCTTGATTGTATCCATTATAATAACCTATTAGATAGCCACACGATAAATAAATCATGCTTAAAATTAAAAGCATGATGAAATAAGGTATTTTTTTTAAGAATGACATCATAACCTATTTATAATATTTTGCCACAAATTCTTTTATCTTCAGGAGACTTATTTCTCTTTATCACTGATTCACTATTCTTTTTGTCATATGCAAAAATACCATTTTGAATTTGAGTGAATATATCTGACCTCATATAAACATCTACGCTTTTGTTTATTCCTGTTACCATAACGCTTGATAAAAGCCTTCTTGCGATAAAAGGATCAATACTATAAGCGTGTGCCCTACACAAACAGCGTAGTCCTTGCCATTGCATCATAATTGGAACAGCATTAGAGATGAAGTTATTTCCCACTTGCTCATGACTTCCTAAGTATATGATTGCATTCATTGCGAAATGTTGTGTGATTTTTTGTAAAACTATCGCATCATGTTCAAGAATAACAATTGGCTTGTCTTGTTCAGTACATTCTGCCCAGAGACTTATGTGAGCTAAAAAAATTGAAATTTCTGTTTTATCTAAGGTTGGATTTGAGCATTTAATCCATTTCAACCAATCCTTATTATTCAAATGTTCAGGTACTTTTATTTCATCACCAGTACCATCAAAAGCTGGCCATAATTTGCAAGGCATTCCAACATCTTCACATGATTTAGCACATTCATTTGCGTACTGACATGATTTTTCATTGTCGGGCAAATAGATGATATAAGCTGAATCAACTCCAATTTCATATTTGTAATGTAAATTCACTTTTCTTTTCCTTTCTCTGGAATTGTTGATTCGCCGGGAACATCCATGGCATATATCCCGAAGCACAACATTGCGAAGCGATTTAGACTTATTGTCACATCAGCAGAAGAAAATATTCCTTTTTCCAATACATGGCTAACTAAGTTTTTTGCCATAAAAGGATCAATGCTATAAGCATGTGTTCTGAGTATGTGCCTATAATCTGGATTAAGTTGTGCGTGAGGAGGAATGATACTCCAAAAATTATTTCTTACTTGTTCATTACATCCTAAATAAATAATTGCATTTACTGCTTGATGTTCTGTAAAAGGCTGAAGCATTACAGCGTCATGCTCCAATGCAATTAAAGGTTTATTTTGTTCAATGCATTTGCACCACAAGGAAAAATGACTTAACAAGCAACATACTTCTGGTTTTGTCAATTCGTGATTTACAAGACGAAGCCATTTAAGCCATGTAGCGTCTTGGCAATGTTCTGGGACTTTAATTCCTTCAACATTAGGATCAGTACCATCAAAAGCATCGTAAATTTCGGCTTTTTGTCCTACTCTTTTACATGATTCAAGGCATCGAGAAGCTAATTTCTCTGATGTTTCATGACCACGAATGGTGATGATGTAGGCTTTGTCTACTACTAGATCGTATTTTGCGTGTAGAGTTTCATTTAATATTTGCATTAGTACACCAGATTAAATTGATTATAATATTCAGTCAAATATGGCCCAAGTATCTCATCAGGAGGAGTGCTTGTCTTCTTTAAGATTGTTCTAATTAAATGTAAATTTTCTAATCCCCAAGCAGCATCCTTTTCTTCAGCACAAAAATTATGAATGTTTTCATAAAGATGACCCAAATAATGAGGCAAACCTAAAAAGTCATAAATTTGTTTCAACACAATGTCAGGCTTGTTTATCAAGTTTTCATACTCAACAATATGCAAATTATCTCTATAATTTTTCAGTCCAAACTTCATGCTTTCATATGGAGATATAATGTATTCTTCCCATAAGCACTTGGCACGATTGCCAATGTTAATTGGTATTTTTTTTGATTTCAAATGATTGTCAATAAAATTATCAGATTGTTTGTTTTTTTCAATTAATTTAATATAAGAAGCAATTATTTCTGAAACTGGACGAACAGTACAAATTATTTTAGGTTCATCTGTTACAAATTTTTTCAAAGGAACCAAGTTTCGTGGATGACCACGATGTTTATCTAAAATATATTTCTTGTCTATATGCTTGTAAAAGCCTTCGATAATTCCTTTGTAAACATTAGCAGAAACTACATCTTTGTCATAGGTATATTTTTGTTCCAACAAGTTAAAATTCTGATTGGCAAAACAAAGTAAATCTAAAAGAGGACTAGTTGGAGTAACATGAAAATCTGGATTTTGACCTATGATCGAACCTAAAAGTGTCGATCCAGATCTTGGAAGACCAGATAAGAAAAATATTGTTTTCAATTCAAATACCCTAACAAATCTTTAAGTTTTGCCATGGGTTCATCCCAATTTCTTGGTTTTGTTTGCCTTAGCAATGTTACATTTTCACCATACCAAGGGCTTTTCTCTGCTGAGTGGCACCAAGTGTAATATGCTGAAATTGGTACAAAAACATAAACCTTCTTGCCTTGTGATGCTGCCATATGAGCAATGCTTGTGCATGACGTAATAACAATGTCAAGATTACTGATCAATGCAAAAGTATCTTCAATTGTTTCTAGCTTATCACTATAATCAACAACATTAGGGAAATCAACAGTTTCTTCTACTCCATCATCTCTTTGTAGACTAATGAAATGAGCATCAATATGACCAATATTTGAATAAAGCTGAGAGACAGGATAGGATCGATGTAGATCTTGTTCGTAATTCTTACTTCCCTTCCAACGAATACCGATTTTCGGCTTATCTGTGTCAATTTTCCATTTGTTCTGAAATTCTGGACAAGGTTTTAGATATGGTTCTTTCCATAAATCGGCATAGCCAAGATTCAAATAAATTGGTAATTGCATTGAATATGTCCACATGACATCAGGCATATGCAATACTTCTTCCAAATCTTGAATGACAGGATAGCCATTTTTTACAAAAAGATTAGTTATTCCTTGTCTATCATTTTTTTTATTTTTCTGTGTAGCTTCATACCAATAGGCATTAATGCCACGTTCTTTCAAATGATTCATAAATCGAATATTGATGATCTCATCGCCGATTCCTGCTTCGGCATAAACAACAAGATTTTTTACATCTGGAGAGCCTTGCCAAAATGGCAGATTCAAAGCATTATTTTTTGTGAATATTACTTCTGTATTCCAAAGTTTCATCTTGGCTCCACCCAAGAGAAATTGCCTCATCCCTTTTTGGAATTTATCTTCATATAAATAATATGTTCCTAGATTGAATTTAATCTTATCACGAATTTCTTCAGGAATATTATCACTCAACAATGCGTTTTCAAGTATTTTTTGAGCTTCAGGTTTTCTGTTTAACAAATAAAGAGCATAAGACTTATGAAGTTCAATCTCTCCAGATGATCCTGCTCCTTCATTAAAACCGATATAAGTCATCGCCTCTTCTGGCATATTGGCACTGTTGTAAACATTTATAAGATTGTTTCTTGTTACAAATACATGTTGTGCGCTTGGAGCAACGGTTAAAGATGCCTTACCATGCTTTATTGATTTCTTATATTCTTTTATCTTAAAATAACATTTAGATAAATTGTCATGTTGACCAAATAGTGAAGCTGATTCGGAAAAAGCATCAAGACATTTAATTGCAAGATCTTTATATCCAATTTTTTGAAGAGCAATAATAAAAGGCTCTAGATCGCTTATGCCTTGTGGTTCTTGGCTCATAGGTTCCTGATGTATTGTTCGACTTTGTAGAAGTCCCCTACAATTCTACTGATACGGGAATCTTTATCTTTTTCCACTAACTCTTTGGATGGAACATTTTCACCCATATCTTGAATGAACTTCTCTATTCCAACTAAGTAAGACCATAGCCAATATTTTCTATTTCTAAGCCTTTTTTCAACATCTTTGACATATGTCTTCCAAGGAATTTTCCATTTTTTGAAAACAACTACATACCTCTCCATCATCATACGATTCTGCTCATCGTAAAATTCAAGTTCAAAATCAGGAGAATCCAACATTAAAAGTCTATCTCCTTGATTTCAACATTATGACCTTCTTTCTTCAAAATTTCAATTCTTTTGTTGCTGTGATCTTCCAGATAATCATTAATTTCAAAAACAAAGTCAAAATAATTCAATCTTTCTTTGTCATCGGCTGTTCTTAATCCACGACCCATACGCTGAATAATCATGTGATCAGCCTGACCACCAGCAGCATTAATTAAATTGTTTGGGTGAACATTGATTCCCGTATTAAAAATCTGCTGAGTTGCAATCGCAATTAAATCGCCCTTAGCCTTCTGCAATTCTTTAATTACTGACTTTCTGGTAACAGCATTGTCTTTGCCTTGAACCCAAAGACTGTTGGGAAGAAGCTTGTTCAAAGCATCTCCATGAGCAATACGATCAACTAGAATAAGAGTTCTACCTCTTAAACTCTTGGCAAGACGAGTTACAACATCATGAAAATGAAAGCTTTCGGCAATTCCACGAGTTACTGCATCAATGTAAATGTCATGTGGAATCTTAGGCTCACGAATTGGATAGAATATACACTTGCTCTTTGCCAAAATTCCACGGTCTTGCAATTCAGAAGTAGTTAGAACTCCACCTTCTGCCGACTTAATCTTCAAGATTGGCCCGAAAAAACCACGAACATAAAATTTTTGAACTTGGTCTTTACCACCAAATTTGAAAGGAGTTGCACTTACTGCAACACGAATATCAGCAGACTTGAGACGACGATAAACAGCTTTTGGCAAAGTACTCATCATATCATGAATTTCATCAACAATAAGAACTTTGATTTTAGGCAATACTTTTTCCATTTTGGCAACAGATTGAACTGTTGCAACTGTTATCATACTTGGATTTACACTTCCACCCCATAATGATCCAACATTAGGAAGACCCCACTTAACAAACTCATCGTAATTTTGTTGAGCCAAACTAGCCCTATTCTGCAAAACCAATGTAGGTGTATTAGGAGCAATAGTTTTAAGGATACCGAGCATTACCAATGATTTTCCAGCAGAAGTAGGAGCATAGATAACACCTCTGCGATGTTTGACAACTTGATTAATCATTTCAACTTGGTAATCATAAAGCTCAAGAGACTTGATCTTGTCGCCAATACTGTTCGTTTCTGGAAGCCATTGATTAAGAAAAAGTTTGTCAACTTCTTGATAAGCGAATAGACTCTTAGTTCTCAAGTCTTCAACTGTATATTCTGTTTTGAAATGATTCAAGACAGCACTAACTTCAGGAAGCAAACCAGTCAAAAATTTACCTGTTTCTAATGCAAAAAAATTGATGAAGCCGTCCCACTTTTTCATCTTGTAGGCACGGTTGTGAAAGTAATTCTTATCACGGAAACGTAATCTGTCCCACAACTCAGTTCTGATTTTCATATCATCAGACAAGAAAAAAGAATAATCATTGTTGATTCGGAGGATGTTGGTCATCTTTTTTTAACTTCTCCTGAGATTGCACTTTTGCACGAGACTTAGTCAGACCAGATCTTGGTCCTGTAGTCTTCCTCTTTTTCACCTTTTTTCTTCCGCAACACATTCTTTATTTATCAACTTGTGTCTCAAAAGTTTAATCACAACTAAAGCGTCTTCAAGAGCAGTATGGGCAACTTCTCCTGCGATGCCTGCTCTTTCCATGCATTTTTTCATGTCAGGAAGAGAATGATCATTTTCCAAATCAAAATACAATATAGCAGGATCTATAGAGCGATTAAGAAAGTAAATGCTTCCCCAATCCTTGATTTTTGATTTAAGGAAAGGAATGTCGAAAGAAGATAAATTCTTACCTGCTGGATTTATATAAATATTGCCATTTTTATCATTTTGATTATAACCATTTTTGAGAAAAAAGGCGGTAAGAGCGGTTGGCAAGTGATCTATGGGCATGAAATAAATGTCTTGGTCTGGGCAATATTCCAGATTTTTCTTTTTAGCCATATCAATTTTTTTGAATATTTCTGAATGCATACTCAAAGCGAATGGATTACCCTTATAGTTATCCTGCATAAATATAGCTTGGAATCGAGGAAGTTCTTCAAGTGGTTTTGGGTTTTTCAAATCATCCAAAACAACAGCAAACTGTAATATGTCACAGTTTTCCTGAGAAAGACCTGTTGTTTCAATGTCAATGCTGGCGAATTTCACGATTTTGGCCTCATTAGAACGGTCTCCAAGTGCTTATTGTACAGGAGTTTTTGAGAAAATTCAAGAAGAATAAGTTTTGTGGCATCAAGTGCTAAATATATAAGGAGAAAAGTCAAATATGGCTGATGATTACACAATACTTAATCCCGGCGTTGGCGGGGATGTCATGGATGAATCACTTGTGGTTTATCCATCGTCTCCGACCAATCGTAAAAGACCCCGTGTTGTCATTACAGGGGAAGGTATTGATGACATAGTCCCAGCGCAAGTGACTAATCCTATTGGAGATGAGTTCGGTTTAGTAACTCGGCCAATAGTTCCTAGTTATCCCGGGACTGAAGCAAATACGTTTGGAGATGTAGCTCTTGTTTTAACATCAACCGAAACAACAGTTGTTACTTATACTGTTCCAGCAGATAAAACATTTTATTTTATTGGGGTTAATGTTAGCGGAAACGCTAATGCGCTTTTTAAGCTTTATGTTGATGGCGATCCAGTTCTAGCTGGTCGTAGTTCAGTGGCAAATTTAACACTCAATTTAACTTACAGTTATTCTCCGATCAAAGTCCCAGAAGGAGTTACAATCGTTTTGAAAGTAACTCATGAAGCTTCTGTTGGTTGTGACTTTGAAGGAACCATACTTGGTTATATTCTGTAAAATTTAACCTTCTCTCCATCTACTCCAGAATGTATTATTCCTAACCATTTCTTCGTAGGTATGGGTTGCGAATCTCTTATGTGCAGCGCCAGCCCTTATTCCAGAAAGTCTCACTACCACTTCAATTTGATTATTGATAAGCTTATCGCTTTCCACATCAATAATAATAAGATTGTCTCTCACATAAGCTCCAACAATAACTGGCATTGATGGAACAACACTTACAGGTTTTATTGTGTTAAAGGCACAAACTTGTAACAACCGATCATCAATAAATTTTGAAACATTTTCTGTTTTATGTCCAAGTCCACCAACCTTGAATATGACGATATCTTCAAATCTAACTTCTGGCATTTCTACACATATAAGCTCAACATATTCAGTTCCTTGAGAAGTAACAACAGGAAGGATCGCATACTTATCACCTTGTGGACCTTCTGCGCCTTGTGCGCCTTGTGCTCCGGCTGAACCTTGCAATCCAGAACCATTTTCGCCGGGAGGACCTTGTTCTCCTAGAGGACCCGGCTCACCTTGATCACCTTGATCGCCTTGATCGCCTTTAGGCCCTTGTGCTCCTGTTTGGCCTTGAAATCCAGCTGGTCCACCTTGATTTCCTTGTGCCCCAATTGTACCCTGATTTCCTTGATAACCTTGATAACCTTGATAACCTTGATTCCCTGTTATTCCTGTAAGTAAGCTATAAATTTCTTGATTTACTAATGCGTTTCCAGAAACAAAATTGACTGGAACTGAATAATAATCTATTGGAAATCCAGAATATCCCCCAGACTGGTAGCCAATGGGACTTCCATTTGAATTAAATATTGCTAAATTTGTTGTATTGTCGGATTCAATGTAAATGTAATTATTTACAATAAAATCTTCGATGTAATTTCCTTCATCTATACCGTTATAATCAACTTTTTTGATGTAAATCTGAGTTACATTACTTATTGTTGCATTATTAAAGTGAATATAACCAGCAGATGGAGCTTGATTACCATATACCGACTCATACTTATATTTTGGACCAAATAAAGATCCTTGATTTCCTTGAATGCCTTGAAATCCATCGGCAGGACCTTGAAAACCTTGATTTCCTTGGTTGCCTTGATATCCTTGTCTTCCTTGATATCCTTGTCTTCCTTGGTTACCTTGATATCCTTGGTTACCTTGATATCCTTGGTTACCTTGATATCCTTGAAATCCATCGGCAGGGCCTTGCAATCCCTGATTGCCTTGGAATCCTGCTCCTTGATTGCCTTGATTTCCTTGTTCTCCTTGATTTCCTTGGTTTCCTTGGAATCCTTGTCTTCCTTGTGCGCCTTGTCTTCCTTGAAAACCATTAGCTGGTCCTTGGAATCCTTGGCTTCCTACGTTGCCTTGACTGCCTTGAAATCCAAAAGGATATGCTTGATATCCCTGAGTTCCTTGGTTTCCTTGATAGCCTTGACCACCTGTTCCAGCAACACCTTGACTCCCTATTGATCCTTGATATCCTTGATATCCTTGATATCCTTGAAATCCATCAGCAGGACCTTGTAATCCCTGATTGCCTTGTAGTCCAGTGCCTGTAATGCCTTGCGGTCCTTGAACACCAGATTCACCAGCATCTCCTTGATATCCCAAGTTTCCTTGATATCCTTGGAATCCTTGATTTCCTTGAAACCCTTGGAACCCTTGATTTCCTTGATAACCTTGGAATCCTTGGAATCCTTGATTTCCTTGATAGCCTTGTTCTCCCTGATGACCTTGGAATCCTTGAAAACCTTGATTTCCCTGATAACCTTGTTCTCCTTGATGACCTTGGAACCCTTGGAATCCTTGATTTCCCTGATAGCCTTGTTCTCCCTGATGACCTTGGAACCCTTGGAATCCTTGATTTCCTTGATGGCCTTGGAATCCTTGGAATCCTTGATTTCCCTGATAGCCTTGTTCTCCCTGATGACCTTGGAACCCTTGGAATCCTTGGTTTCCCTGATAGCCTTGTTCTCCCTGATTTCCTTGGAACCCTTGGAATCCTTGATTTCCTTGATGGCCTTGGAATCCTTGGAATCCTTGATTTCCCTGATAGCCTTGTTCTCCCTGATGACCTTGGAACCCTTGATAGCCTTGGTTCCCTTGATAGCCTTGATTTCCTTGTAACCCTTGGAACCCTTGATAGCCTTGGCCTCCTTGGAATCCATCGGGACTACCTTGCAGCCCTTGATTTCCTTGGTAACCTTGATTTCCTTGATAACCAGCCCCTTGTTCTCCCTGATTACCTTGATTTCCCTGAAATCCTTGGAATCCTTGAAATCCTTGTTCTCCCTGATTGCCTTGATTTCCTTGGAACCCTTGATAGCCTTGGTTTCCCTGAAATCCTTGGAACCCTTGGAATCCTTGTTCTCCCTGATTGCCTTGATTTCCTTGGAACCCTTGATAGCCTTGGTTTCCCTGAAATCCTTGGAACCCTTGGAATCCTTGGTTTCCCTGATAGCCTTGTTCTCCCTGATTTCCTTGGAACCCTTGGAATCCTTGATTTCCTTGATGACCTTGAAACCCTTGGAATCCTTGATTTCCTTGATGACCTTGGAACCCTTGGAATCCTTGATTTCCTTGATAGCCTTGTTCTCCCTGATGACCTTGGAACCCTTGATAACCTTGGCCTCCTTGAAATCCATCGGGACTACCTTGCAGCCCTTGATTTCCTTGATTTCCCTGAAATCCTTGCAGCCCTTGATAACCTTGATAGCCTTGTAGCCCTTGATAACCTTGATGACCTTGATTTCCTTGGTAACCTTGGAATCCTTGAAACCCTTGGAATCCTTGATTTCCCTGATAGCCTTGGAATCCTTGAGATCCTTGAGCGCCAGTTATGCCTTGAGCGCCAGTAATTCCAATAGTACCTTGGAATCCCTGAAATCCTTGATATCCCTGAAATCCTTGATATCCTTGGAACCCTTGATATCCTTGGAACCCTTGATATCCTTGGAACCCTTGATATCCTAGTCCTTGATATCCTTGGAACCCTTGAAAACCTTGATATCCTTGTTCACCTTGCAGACCTTGATAGCCTATTTGTCCTTGGTAACCAGTTAATCCAAGATCTCCTTGTGCTCCTTGAGTTCCTTGAAATCCTTGATATCCTCTATCTCCTTGATTTCCTTGGTATCCTTGACGACCTTGAAATCCTTGGATTCCTTGATATCCTTGGTATCCTCGCTCACCTTCGCTTCCTTGTTGTCCTACATATCCTTGTTCACCTTGATTTCCTTGATATCCTTGATATCCTACATCTCCTATATTTCCAGTTTCTCCTTGATATCCTAGTCCTTGATATCCTTGTTCACCTTGATTTCCTTGGTATCCTTGATTGCTTTGATATCCTTGATATCCTGTTTCTCCTTGATATCCTAGTCCTTGATATCCTTGTATTCCTTGATATCCTTGGTATCCTTGGTATCCTTGATTGCTTTGATATCCTTGATATCCTGTTTCTCCTTGATATCCTAATCCTTGATATCCTTGTTCTCCTTGATATCCTAGGCTTCCTTGATTGCCAGTTAATCCAACATCGCCTTGTTCGCCTTGTCTTCCTTGTCTACCTTGATATCCTTGATATCCTCTATCTCCTTGAATTCCAGTAAATCCTTGATGACCTTGATAGCCTTGATTTCCTTGATATCCTTGTTCGCCTTGATTTCCAGTATCTCCTTTATTTCCTTGACTTCCTAGTATTCCTTGAAATCCTTGACTTCCTAGTATTCCTTGAAATCCTTGATATCCTTGTTCGCCTTTATCTCCTTGATATCCTTGTTCGCCTTGTCTTCCTTGTCTTCCTTGTTCACCTTGAAATCCTTGTTCACTTTGATAGCCTTGTTCGCCTTGATTTCCTTGGAAACCTTGAAGCCCTTGTTCGCCTTGATTTCCTTGGAAACCTTGAAGCCCTTGGAATCCTTGGTTGCTTTGGTATCCTTGATATCCTAATCCTTGATATCCTTGGAATCCTTGGAATCCTTGGAATCCTTGGAATCCTTGATTTCCTTGGAATCCTTGGAATCCTTGATTTCCTTGGAATCCTTGTCCTTGGTTTCCTTGATTTCCTTGGAACCCTTTTTCGCCTTGATTTCCAGTTGATCCTTGATTTCCAGTTAACCCTTGACGGCCTTGAAATCCTTGTCGCCCTTGTTCTCCTTGGAACCCTTTTTCGCCTTGATTTCCTATTAAACCTTGTCTTCCTTGATGTCCTTGAAATCCTTGTCGCCCTTGTTCTCCTTGGAACCCTTTTTCGCCTTGATTTCCTATTAAACCTTGTCTTCCTTGATGTCCTTGAAATCCTTGTTGGCCTTGTTGTCCTTGTTGTCCTTGTAATCCAATAGTTCCTTGTAATCCAATAGTTCCTTGTCTTCCTTGATATCCTTGAGCGCCTTGATATCCAGCGCCTTGAATTCCCTGATTGCCTTGTAGTCCTTGAAGCCCTTGAACGCCTTGTGTTCCAATCCCTGTTGCGCCTGTTGTTCCTTGTGCGCCTTTTCCACCTTGCGGTCCTTGAAAACCTTGAACGCCTTGTTGTCCTTGTGCTCCATCAATTCCTTGACTTCCCTTTTGTCCTTGATATCCTTGACCTTGGAACCCTTGATAGCCTTGTAGGCCAATATCTCCTTGAAATCCAGCACCTTGGATTCCTTGTTCGCCTTGAAGACCTTGTTCACCTTTGATTCCTTGTTCGCCCTGAAGACCTTGAATTCCTTGGAATCCATCAGGACTGCCTTGAAGGCCAATAGTTCCTTGATTTCCTTGTAATCCTTGATTTCCTTGATTTCCTTTTGTACCTTGTGCGCCTTGTGGACCCGCAACAATACTAGGACCACCTTGAGCGCCTTGAGACCCTGCTCTTCCTTGTGAGCCTTGGTTGCCTTGTGAGCCAGATTGCCCTTGGTTTCCTTGTGGTCCTTGTTTTGACTGTCCAATTTGAGTCGAAACAACAAAATCTCGCAGATCTTGTGCGGTAATTCCACCTTGGTTATTGTCTGCAAAAACACACAATAATTCTTCTTCTGTTCTTTGCGTTGCTGATTGATTGCATTGATTTGCCATTTTATTCCTATACTTTTTTTGATTTATTATAAAATAGCTTATTCCCAACTATTCCAAAATTGATTGTTTTTAATCATTTCTTTGTATGTGTATTCAACAAATCTTCTGCCGCTAAAGCCCAATCTAATTCCTGATAGTCTAATTGTTAATTTTATTTCATTTTCAATTAACTTTTCGCTTTCTGCTTCGATAAACAAAAATTCACCTTCTATGTATGCTCCAATGTTAATTGGAGCTGATGGAACTACACTGACGACGACAATTGACTGAGGATCGCAAACTTGCACAAAACTATCATTTAATTTAATAAAATCTTTATGATTGTTAGTGCCTTGATTGCCAATAACTGTAAAAACTAAATCTTCAAACCGAACTTCAGGCATTTCTACGCAAGACAAGCCAACATATTTTTCAGAATATTCTTGTATAATTGGAACAATTGCATTTTTAGCTCCTGCTGAACCTTGTGCTCCTTTTGCTCCTGTTGATCCTTTTGCTCCTGTCGCACCTGTTGCTCCTGTGGGGCCTGTCGCACCTGTTGCTCCTTTGGGGCCTGTTGATCCTGTTGATCCTTTCGGCCCTATTGCGCCTTGAGCGCCTTGAGACCCTTTCGGACCAACAACTCCTCCTAAGCCGTTTATTCCTTGTTTTCCTTGTGGGCCTATTGCCCCAGTTAATCCTATTGCTCCTTGAACTCCAATTAATCCTTTTTCTCCTTGGCGACCTTGAAATCCTTGGTGACCTTGAAATCCTTGGCGACCTTGAAATCCTTGATGACCTTGAAATCCTTGGCGACCTTGAAATCCTTGGCGTCCTTGATGACCTTGATATCCTTGATATCCTTGATGACCTTGATATCCTTGGCGACCTTGAAATCCTTGACGACCTTGATGACCTTGATATCCCTGAAAACCTTGACTGCCTTGATAGCCCTTTTCTCCTTGACGGCCTTGAAATCCTTGGCGACCTTGAAATCCTTGAAAACCTTGATTTCCTTGATTTCCTTGAAATCCCTGACGACCTTGAAATCCAATAGTGCCTTGAAAACCGTCTCTTCCTTGTAAACCTTGATTTCCTCTTTCTCCTTGATTTCCAAAGTCTCCTTGAAGTCCTTTATTTCCTTGTCGTCCTTGAAGTCCTAGATTTCCTTGTTGTCCTTGGTTTCCTATGCCTACAGATCCTTTTTCTCCTTGTTGACCCTGATTCCCTTTATCCCCTTTTACTCCTGTTAATCCTAATCCTCCTTGTGGTCCCGTTAGTCCTTTTTCTCCTTGCAGACCTTGTCTTCCTTGTCTTCCTTGATATCCTTGCTCTCCTTGCTCTCCTTGTCTTCCTTGATGTCCTTGTCTTCCTTGAGATCCTATTCCGGGTCCTTGATAACCTTGAGTTCCTTGAGTTCCTTTAGTTCCTTGATATCCTTGATATCCTTGTTCTCCAAGCTGTAAAGCTTTGACGTAGGCGGAATTATTGATTAATAATTCTTCTTTGTTATCAAAATTTTCTTGATTACCTTGATTTATCATTTTTTTCCTATTTGAAGCTATTTGAGAAGGCGCTGCCAAATTGCTTATATTGTCCTTGATAACTTGTTTGCTTGATATACTTACATTGACGATATGCTTCTTCATAAGAAACAGTGCGAGGAACATAAGCTCCATCGCTTTGATTGTCTACACATACTTCTGAAGATTTATGTGGAGGACATTTAAAAACAATAGATGGATTGATGCAACACTCGCTCAATCCAGCTGGTAAATTACAAGTTGTTTTTTTTGTTGCCATGTCTTATTTATCGTGCGAACCCATCTATTTTTTTCTATCTTTGGACATCAAATCAATAATGTCTCCTAATGTTCCTTCTTGGCTTAATATTTTATCTTTAACCTGTTTTTGAATTTTGTCATCTAAATTCTTGAATTCGCCTAAATTGTCAAGTAGGCTTATTAAATTATCAGGCGGATTCCATAATTTTAAAGAAGTTGAAACACTATTAATTTTATTCTTTTTATTATAATTCAATTTTCCTAAAATTAAATCTTTGTAAAAATTATAATCATCTTGCTTATCTTCTAACCAAGTTTGAAAAGAAAAATTTTTCATTTTATTTATTCCAATAATAAATACTGTTTATGCGATTGGTATATATTGCATGAACAGATTGTCTTTCAAATATTGGCTTGTAAAAGAAATGGCCAATTATGGTTTTGGCGATCCACTGGATCAAATTCTAGGTGGCACAGATGTAATGAAAGGTGATGACTTATTTAAAAGAATAAATCCAAATTTAATTATTTCTGAGCTTATAAAAATGCCATCTATTATACCTGCTACTGAAGCAAAGCAAACTTTTAATGATGTGATACAATATGGCGATCAAGCTGGTGCCTTTAAAATTGAATTGACGCCTCTTGGCTCTATGAGAGTTGTGACTCGCAGATTAACAAAAGACTTAGAAGGAAATGATAGTTGGATCTGTAAAAGCATTCATACAATAAGTGATTTTGATGATCAAAGCAATGAATCTAATATTGCGAATGATGTTTATGAAAAAATGAATGAAATAAATCAAAAAGAAATTGATGGTCCAGAGAAAGGGTACACAGAATTAGAACGACTTGCACAAAAATTGTGGTATGCAACTAAAAAGCAACATCCTTCTTATATTATGTTTCCAACACAGTTAAGGAAACAGGATGAAAATTATTACAAGCTTGTCTATGAATTCAGAGGCCAAGGTGTTGGAACTCCATATAACGGAAAAACTGGGAGGGCTGAACAGTTCAACATTGATTTGATCTACTATCCAAAAAAAGGCATGATTAGATGTTTTGGCTACGATATTGACAGTAGTTCAAGAGAAAGAAAGTTTTATGTTCAGCCTTCTCAGTGGGATGAAATGTTTTCCCCAAAGCAAGATGATCATGAAATAGTTGAAAATATCATTAAAATTTTCTTGCAGTACTAAGTTCTCAACATATAATTAATTGTCAAGCAAAAAATTACGAGATGAACAAATGCGTCATTTTTTGTCCATTTCCGACTTCACTAAAGATCAAATTGAAACTGTTTTAGAAATTGCGACAGACATTGAAAAGAATTGGGAATTTTGTCGCCAAATGAACAACAAATGTATTTCTTCGTTTTTTGCAGAACCTTCTACTAGAACCAGATTTTCCTTTGAGCGAGCAATGCATTGGCTTGGAGGAAGATGTGTTACGGCTGCTGATGCATCTTCAAGTAGCAGTTTAATCAAAGGTGAAAGCCTCAAGGATACATTTCGCACCCTTGGCCAGTATTCTGATGCTATAATTATGCGTCATGGTGATTCAAGCTGGCCAGAAATAGCAAGAGCATATTCTCGTGTTCCAGTAATTAATGCAGGAAGTGGATCTGGGGAACATCCAACACAGGCACTTCTTGACCTTCACACAATTAAACAAAAATGGAAAGATGTCAGTAATCTTAAGGTTATGTTGTGTGGAGATCTTAAAAACGGAAGAACAATACACAGTCTTATTGAACTTCTTCACATTTATGGTTGCAAAATATATTATTGCGCTGCCACTGATCATGCAGATTGTGATTTGAGCATACCTGAAAAATACCTTGCAAATATTCCTTGTAAAAATGTTGAAATATGTGACGCAAATGACATTCTTCCAGAAATCGATGTCATTTATATGACCAGAATCCAAAAAGAAAGATTCAAAGGTGTCAGTGGTTCTCTAGATTTCTTTAAGATTGACAAAACCAATATCAATAAAATCAAAGAAAACGCTGCAATTCTTCATCCTCTCCCTAGAAATGAAGAAATTAGTGAAGACATAGATGATGATTCTCGTGCTGACTATCATGAAAGACAAGTCAGGAATGGTCTTTATATAAGAACTGCTCTTTTAGATTACACCCTCTATACAAGTCCCTTACACAAATATTACAGAGAAATATAAATTTTATGAAAGATATAACATGGATGCCTTCTTGGGCATCGTACAATAGAGAAGATCAGGTACATCCACATCAAGAAGAAGAAAAATCACATCTTTTTCATGCTCTTGATATTGGTTCAACTGAATATGAAGTATTAAATTGGATTCATTCTACAATTCGTGTCCTAAAACCAAAATTAGTTTTGGAAACAGGAGCGTATGAGGGAATCGGAACTTTAGCTTTAGCTCATGCCTGCAAACTAAATGGATTTGGAAAAGTTATCAGTATTGAAAATGATTCCAAACAATGTGTCAAAGTCGAAGAAATATTAGAAGAAAATAATTTAAAAAAATATGCAGAAGTTATTTGCTCAGATAGCATTGAATTTCTAAATATAACAAATTATAAATTTGAAATAGGATTTTTTGATAGTGAGACAACTATTCGTGCAAAAGAATGTGAAATTTGTTTAGATCGTAATATTTTAAATAATGTTGCTATATTTCATGATACTTCACCATATCGTCTCGATGTAATTACACCTCAACACATTCAACAAAAGTATAGAAGTGATATTTTTGAACTAGCACGACATCCAAATTGTACAGGATATTATGATTCTTGTTTATCAAGAGGATTTATGGCCTTATGGCTTAAAAATTATTCGTAAGGAAATAATTCTTTAAATTTTTCTCTGACATTGTCATTAATGCAAGACATATAAACATCAAGTTCAAAATTAATTTTCTTATAATCATCTTCTGTAAATATTTTTTTAACAAATGAAGAAATAGCAAGATAATAAGGAGAAATTTTTCCAAGATTAATCCATCGGAAAATATTATTGTTAATATAACATTCTTGCATTTTGTTTAATGTGTGTTCAGAGCCGAATATTTTAGCAAAAAATTCTTTTGTTTTTTCAATTCCATCAATTGCTTTTTGGAATCCAATTCCATTAGCAACAGATTCTGCTGGTTTATTTTTGACTGAGTCGTACCTTTTCTTCCAAAGCTTCCATCTTTTCCAAGCTCTTTCGCCAACTAAGCAGTTTGGATCAATAAGAGGATGATCTTTTCCAGAATTTATATATTTAAGAACTTCTAACTGAGCACGGATATAAAGTGAATATTCATTGTTCTCAAGAATTCCCTGAGTTTCTCTTGCAAGCTTATATGCTATTTTAAATATGAGAGACTTTCTAGGGTCGCCCTTTTTCATTGTTGAGTGACGATAATCAGGAAATGTTTTTCTGCTCTGTTCAAGCCACATTGCAGAAAGATTGCAAGCTTTTGCCTCAAGATCGTCCATATTATACTTTTCAACTGCATCTAAGAGCCACATGTAGTCATCCTCTTTTTTTTCAGACTTCATGTTACTCCTTTAAATTTGGAAAAGCAAGGTATGTATTAAATGAAAATAGCATTTTGCCCATTAGTTAGTCGTGATATGGACAAGGCAATTCGTGCCACAAATTCTTGTCGCAATCAATTTTCAACCGAATCCATTGAAATAGAAACAGTTGCAATTATCAATTCTCAAAATCAAGAATTTGTTTCTCATTTTTCAGAATGGTGCGAAAAAGAGAATGTCAAATATAAAGTTACAGAATCAAATGGCACTCCGAGTAAGGGTAAAAACTCTGTATTAGATTTTTTGCAAAACTCAGAATATGATGGTCTGAGTCTCACTGATGGAGACGACCTATTTTACCCAACAGGCGCAATTCAAATTGAAAAACACATGAGGCATCACCCGGGAACTGATGTTTTAATTGTCAAGCCTTCAGATCAAGTTTTAAATGAACAAACAAACGGCTCTAATCAGATTGGAGAAAATAAATATGCAGTATGTTGGGGCATGAATATTATTAATCTTGGATATAAGTATGGACCCGAAAAGCATGATATATTTACATTAGGTCATAAGGCAGCAAGAAATTTAGGTGGACATGTATTTTATAGTAAAAAATTAAGCAACATGATAAGGTACGATGAAGAACAATTATTGGGAGAAGACCTACTTCTTGAATTCAATCTTCTTAAACTTCATCAAGAAAGTAAAATATCATTTTGGTTAAGTTTTGCTAGTGATGTACAGATGTTAGATAGAACTAATCAAGAAAGCATACAAAAAACTAAAAATAGTAGTTTCGGTAGTGTTTGTTATGAAAGGCTGATTGAAAAAGTAAGGGAAATATTGCCTGAGGATAGAAGTTCTTTTAATGAATTGCCAGTAGAGTTTCCAGAAATTATTTTTAATTATGATCAAAAAATTGAATGGTTGAAGCAAGTTTTTTGACATTTTGGGGCAAATAATATTTGACATTCATGCTTTAATCTGTAGAATATGGTTGGCAATCCCCCAACTGGATTCAACAATGGTTTCGTACTACCTGAGTTGATGAAGGTGCCTAACCTGTGAGGCCCATACCATGGGCAGGTCTTTGTAGTTGTTCTACAACAAATGCTATTACGGGTAGCATTGTTCTCACGGCAGTAGAGGTAAAGTCGAATAGAATTTATGCTGACTTTCATGGCTCCTGTGTCTCCCAAACAAACACAATGCCATGGACTATTCGATCTTAGGTTTACTGCAAAAAAAAGTACGCAAGTCTTCACCAACCAAAAGGTAAAAGCTGAAGTGAATAAGACAGTAACAAAAAGAATAAGCTTAAACGCTAAATTTTTGCTCTACTAATCTTGTTTACCTAATAAGTCATTATTCTTACTGACTTATACAGCAATTACCATTTAGGTCAGCATCCCGTTCCAAAGTTTGATTGTAAATAAAAATTTCAAAAATAAATTGGTCTTGTTTTAACTGGAAAAGTTTTGCAGAATTGGGCCTAGGAGGAACGATCTATGAATTTTGAATCTCTGGCCAAGTTGTTATCTGGAATTGATCAGAAAGCCGTTTTCTTGCGGTTTAATCCAGAGATCATGGACATTGCTGAAAAAGACTTGGAGAATGAGCTTCAGTTCATGCTTTCTGATGGTGTTTCGTTTCAAGTAATGATTCGTGATGATACATTGCCTTTAATTTTGAGTATGTTGCAATTATCATTGTTTTCAAAAGATAAAAAGGTTTTTACTTGGAATTGGAAGAACTTTTCAAGCTATGTTTTGTGTAAGACTGGCAAGAGTCTTGATATAAAGGCTTCTATAATTGATATAAAGATATTAGAATCATTTAGTGGTATTAAAAAAGTTGCTCCTGTTTCGTTTGTTGAGGCGATGAATAGGATTAAGCATTTGGTTTCGTCGGGTTTGTGGAAAGAAAGTGAAAACATTTATCGTAAGATTCATTTACCGTTAATGACGACAGTTCTGCCTCATCTTGAGAGTGTAGGAATATTGGATGTAGAACGTGCTGCCAAAGTACACGCTTACTACGAGATTGATGGTCAGGAAAACGGTCGATTACGTTGTCATGGGGCTTACAAAAAATCATTTGTTCCGCATACAATGGGATCTGATTTGAAAGATGTTTTGAAGCCGATTGGTTGTGATAATTTATTTATGAGTTTTGATTTTAAGGGTATGGAAGTTTTTGTGTTAGCCAACTCTAGTCAAGACTCTAAACTATTGCGTTTGTGTGAGTGTGATGATATTTATTCGGCACTGTTTCAGGTCTTGATGTCAAGTGATCCAGAAAAAAATGATAGGGAATTGGCAAAAAAATGCTTCTTGCCTGTTATATATGGACAGTCGGCCCGATCACTTTCTTTGAGATGTGGTTTGGCGGCTGATGTGGCTGAGAAAGTGGTGGAGCGAATTAGTTCTTTGTTTCCCACTGCTATTTCATTTGTTGCCGATTGCGAAAGCAAAGTTAAAAAAGATGGATACGCAAAGGATATCTTCGGTAAGCGAAGAACAAACTTTGAGGTTGGCAAGGAATATCTTGCTAGAAATTTTGCTGTGCAGTCTCCTGCTGCAACGATATGCCTAGAAAAGTTGATTAAATTATATTTTGCGTTGGAAGGCAAAGCTCAAATTGCTTATACTGTACATGACGGTTACGTTATTTATGTAACTAAAGATAACTGGAAACAAATTTTCAAGAAAAGCATGGATGCGCTTACAAGCGAATCTGAACTTTGTCCTAAACTTCGACTGAAGGTTTCATGTCGTGGTGGACGCAATCTTAACGATTTGAAAGTGATAAAAACGTCTTAAAGGAGAAGAAATGATTGAGATTGTTCACAATTTTCCAATTACTGAAATTGAATTTTTTGATCTTGATAAAAAGTTTTCCAAGCTTTGTTGGCACGCAGCGCATGAATTGAAAAAGAAGAATAGCAATAATAATTTTATTGATGACGCAGAAGATATAAAGCAAGAGCTTCAGATGAGTATGCTTAGGGCAGGAAGCTATTACAAGAGGCAAGTTTATATCGAGAGATGTCTTGATGTAGCTAAGAAGTATGTGAGTGATAATTTTATTCAAAAAGTTTTGGAAGAGCTTCAAAATCTTTGGGAGAATAGAACTCGTCACGGAGCCAACCGACAGAAATATGGTTGCTTTCAAGAAAATTTACTTGAAAACATTATCAATAGATTTGTTCCAAAGGATCAGCAGCCTAAAAAAGATGCTCCTTTGAAGATTGACACTAAGTTCACGACATATTGCAAGGCAATTGTTTGGAATGGTCAGAAGAGCATGGGTAAAAGAATTACCCGTGAAAAATCAATTCGTAGTGGTATGGTTTCATTAAGCGAGTTTGATTTCCTGCATTGAGATCAATATAATATTTTGAGCAGTATAGTTCGCCGTCCTGACCATATTTTATAAAATACATTTAATTAATTTACATAGTTCGCAATGGCTGAGTTTAACGGCGTGCTGCTCATTTTTTTCAAATTAATCTAGATGATTTCATATTTTTGTGTTATTCTGGTGTGAGCCTACAGGAATAATTGATGCGTGAACTCACACCAGAAGAACAAGCCAAGCTTGAATCAATGACTGACCCAGAAGTCATTAGGCCTAAATTTGCATGGGATGATACTTTTCAGCGCAGATTGTTGGCGATGATTTTGACTGATGATTATATGCTTGTTCAGTCGATGGATAAAATTAAACCTGAATATTTTAGCAATGAGGCTCATGTAATTATTTGTCGTATTCTTCTTGAATATTTTAGCACCAAAAAGTCTATACCAAAGGATTGGATACTTCAGCAAGAATTATCTAATGCCCTTAAAGATCGTGATCGTACAATTCAGTTGCATTATCAAGCTGAATTGAAAAGTGTTTATGACTATTATGTCCCGGGAGTTGATTCTCGTGAATACCTGATAGACAAGGTAACATATTTTGCTAAAGTTCAAGCTGTAAAGCTTGCTTTCCATTCTAGTTTGGAAAAAATGCAAGAGGCTCCTGAAGATGAAAAAACATGGAGTTTTGTTTACGAAAAAATGCGTGAAGCCATGCTCGTGGATAGGTCTTACGAACCGGGTCTTGAATACTTCATGAATATTGACGAAATGTTTCGTCGTATGGATGATGTATTCATTGGTAAAGATAGATTCACATCGGGTTTCCCAGCGATTGACAATGCCTTGACGGGCGGCGGATTGTTTGCTGGTCAGATTGGAAGTTGGATTGGCTTGCCGGGAACTGGTAAGTCTCTAGCTCTAGTAAAAACTGCTGTTCAGAATGTTTTACTTGGCCATAAGGTTCTTTATATTACATTGGAAATGGATGAGCTTGGTATTGTTCAGAGATTTACAAGTCAGTTTGCCAAGATGGACATCAATAATCTTCGTGATATGAAGGATGAAATTAAAGCAACTATTGAAGAATTCAAAAAGGAAAAAGAAGATCCAAATCTATTGCACGTCAAACAGTTTCCCGGCGGTCAGATTGATGTCAATGGAATTAGAGCATATATGGCGCAATTAGAATTAAGAGGATGGAAGCCTAATGTTTTAATTGTTGACTATGTTGGTGAAATGAAAGACGATCCATCAGTTAAAAAATATGAAAGTGCTTATCGTATTTTGCGTGATCTTCGTGGTTATGGAGTTGAAAAAGGTCATTGTACATTTACATGTGTTCAGCCAAACCAAAGTGCTGCAAAACTTGAAGTTGGTCAATATATTGATGAATCTAATATTGGCACTAGCTTTGATCAGTTCAAACCTCTTGATGCTTTCTGGTCAATTAATCAGCAAGTTCTTGAAAAAGATGCTGAAGTTGGAAGGGTTTTTGTCATTAAGCACAGGAATGGTCGGTCAAGGTTTGCATTTAAGATTGGCTTTGATTATAAGATTGGTACTCTTGACATGTTTGAAATATCGAAGGATACATATCGTGAAAGAATGAACTTGATTCAGGAAAAGAAAGCTGGAGAAGTTACTATGGACAATGTAGGCGATGCTCCTTCGGGCAAGAAGCAGCGCAGTAAAAAGGGATTTGTTCCAGAAGAAGACACCTACGAGGCATAAAAATGGCTAAATATAAAGTTTTTGAAAATGTTCTGAATGAATATGTCAATCATCCAACTCAAGTTTTGGTTGACGAAGTTGAGGCTAATTCTCCGCAAGAAGCCGCCAATATTATTCGTACTATCCATCCCAACAAGGTAAGTTTGACAATTAATGGTCAGCAATTTGAGGGATAATTGTGAGACAGTTTGAAAACATAAATGATGTTGCTAAAATCTATAATAGTCCTAAATATGGACTTGGTCCTGATGGAGGTCATCCTCCAGATCAATTTGATCGTAGTTATTTTACTGCTGATAAGGCTTGTTTTTTTATTGGAGAGTCATTATATGGCCATTGATGCACCTTTGGAAAAAGTTCGAGTAACAGTTCAGGGCAAAGAGATTATTCTCGACCCTGATAACATGAAATATAATGAAAATAATCTCCCAGAATATATGAGCAAAGAATATGGATGGGTTGATTATTTGGGTAAACAACTGGAATATGCTCAGAAAGAATTATTGATTGCAGAAGTTGATTCGGAAGCGATTTATAGTTTGAGATTCATTGAATCAAAAGACGCTGGAAATTCAGATAATTATGCCAAGGCTTATTCAACAGCAAATGTTGATGTTGTTGCTGCAAAAAGACATGTTATTGATAGGAAAGAAGTTGTCGGGCATATTAAGGCTCATTTGAAAGCATGGGACAAGAATCATGAAAATGTACAAAATAGAGGTCATTCTTTAAGACAAGAAATGAAAGTTCTTAATCGTGATATTTACGATACCGATGCTAATAAAACCGATGCTAATAAAAATTCTTGCACATTTGAAGATTATTTAAAATAAGATTGACTTAAATTATTTATTTTGTATATTGTCTCTAGGAAGGGGACATAACATGTCAGAACCGACGATGCGATGGATACTGCAAAGCGACATTTCTTCAATCATTGAGATAGAAAATCAATGTTTTCCTTTTCCTTGGGATGAAAGGGATTTTGATATTTGTCTTAAAAATAAAGACAATGTTGGTCTTGTTATTGAAAAAGATCATAATATAATTGGGTATCTTATTTTCAGTTTGGGTAAAAATTGTTATAATGTTATAAGTTTGGCTGTTGATCCCAAAATGTGTCGTAAGGGCTATGGGAATCGCATGATCCAATATTTGATAACAAAAATTAGATCTTCAACACAAGGTCCGAGAAATAAAATAAATGTGATTGTCAGTGATCAAAACTTAAATTGTCATCAATTTTTAAAGGCAATTAGTTTTACTGCAATAAAGGTTCGTAAAAATTATTTTGGTCCACTTCACGATGCTTATGAATTCGTTCTTGATATGAATGAAGTCAAAAAAAATATTGTGAAAAGAAACTATAAGGCTAAGAAGAATGCATAGGACATGTTGAGGATCTAATGGTAGAAAATAATGATTTGACAGGATTTATCAGCAATGATATTCCTGTTCTTGGCAATGATGAAAAAAGACAATGTGGAGATTTGCCACTTGTTTATGTTGACAACTTGAAGAAAAATACGATAGGCAAAAAAATACCTTTTGATTTGTCACCGCAATATTTGTGGAATTTATTTCTGAATCAAAACGGAAAATGTAGCCTGTCTGGAATGCCATTAGAATTTAATTCATTTGATTTAGAAGGTGATTTTTCTTCTGTCTTTTTAGACATGATAGATCGTTCCCTTGGATATATTGAAGGGAATGTTCGTTGGATACATAAAAATTTAAGTATTATGCGAGGTAGTTTCACAGATGATGTTTTTCTTGAATATTGCAGAAGATGCTTTTTAAATAATTATTCTATTGGGAAAATTGAAAGGCCTACTTTTGATGAATACTTTCTAAACATAGCATTTGATGTTTCTTTAAGATCAGATGATCCTGATATTAGACATGGATCTGTGATCGTTACCAGTCAAAATCATATTATTGGAACTGGATATAATGCGACAATTCGTGGATCGGATAAGAGCAAAATTCCTTATAAAATAAGAGATAAAAAAAGATTATGGATGATTCACGCAGAAGAGAATGCCATTTTGAACTGTACCACAAATCCACTTACCATAGGTGGATCTAAAATATACATAACAGGAACTCCATGCGTTAATTGCTTGCAGAGAATTATCAATTTTGGCATAAATGAAATAATTTATGCCAAGAGAGTTGGTTCTATTACGGAAAACGATGAAACAAATAAAATGAGACAAGATATAATTTTAATGTCTGGAATTAAAATTCGTGAATTTGATTTAGATAATGTTTGGTTAAAGAAAGCGGTAGATGTCAATTAGCTTTACATTCTTTTTGAAAAGCATCGATTATTTCTTCAAATCTAATATCGCTCATACAAGGTTTTATAATTTCTTTTGATTTTGGACAGATTGTGCAATTATAGCATGGACCACAATCCCAATTGCCATTGTCACGATGTCTTTGAACCAATGTGAATTTGTAATATTTACCGTATACTTTTCCATCGGTAAATGAAAAAATTCCTACTAATGGTTTTTTTAAAGCTCCAGCAAGATGAAATGTTCCTGTGTCAATCGATATGACATAATCTGCTGCTGCTGTCAATCCTGCCCAAGCAGAAAGTTCTATATTAATAAATTGAACAGTATTTGTTAGTGTGAATATTTCAATTGGCTCTTTGTGAATTGTAAAAACAAAGAACCCAAGCTCTTTGAGTTTGCTTATTGTTTGGTAGGTAGTTTTTTCTGGCAGACTTTTAGCTTGGCCGAAATTGTCTTTTGTTGATTGAGTTGCGAATAAAACAGTTGGCAGTTTTTGTGGATTAAGTTCTTCAATAAATTTTTTATAAAGATCTACATCATTAATTTCCATGTGACAGTTGTGATTCGTAAGTTCTACACCACAACTTTTCGCCCATATGTCACTGCGATGGTCAGTATTTCTCCCGCCCATTTTACTTTCATGAACACGACAAGCTGTGCTTATGTCAAAAATAATGCCATAATCTCTTTCATTGATTTCTTCTATAGGCACCCATTTTGCAAATGGGTGATTATTTGCAAAATCTTTATATAATTTAGGACATGTGTAGGTTAATTCTATTTCTGGCATGTGTTTTTGAAAATCTTCAAACATCATTCTTTGCATGATGATATCACCATGACCACCATACTTTCTTTTAATTAAAACCTTATTTCTTCTCAGAAAGTGTTCTTTTAGACTTATTGGTTCAATTTGTTTTTTCTTAACATAAGGAAACATATATATATTGTCTCTTTTTACTACCTCGGTATTACAATTATAAAAGTTCAGGCTGTCTGTATGGATGTCGGATCATTATGTAATACCTGAAACCTTAATGCAGGAAAAGGATGCTTTGAGGCACTTTTCAAAGGCAATTCAAATAAGTTTAATTAAAAACTTGAAATCGAGACAGAGAGGTTAACCTTGTTGGTTTAGCCTCTCTACACAAATGTTTTAAACTTAGTTAATGCTGAAGCAATTGTCTGGTCAATGTCCAGATATTTATATTCACCAAGCCTTCCTCCAAAAGTGATTTCTTTGTGGTTTGTTTTAAGATCTGCGTACTTATTGTATAGTTCGCTGTTTTTATCATCTCTGATTGGATAGTAAGGTTCGGGATGATCTTTAAATGCAACTGGAATGTCATATGAGACAACAGTTTCTTCTTTCGATTGCAGCTTGACTTCATAATGTTTTGGATTGTTTTTGTAAAAATGCTTATGCTCTATTGTCCTGATATGTGGCACAGACATGTCTACATGATTAAACACAGCATTCCCTTGATAGTCGCCATGCATTTTTTTGTGTTCAAATCTTAAAGTGTTGTATTCCAAAGATCCAAACTCATAGTCGTAAAACTTATCTATTGGTCCTGTGTAGATCAGATGTTTGGCATAATCACGCCATTTGTTTCTAATTGTAAAAAAATCAGTATTGAGTTCTGTTTTAATTCCATCAAGCATATTTTTTATTGTTGCTGAATATCCTTCATTTGGAATGCCTTGATATTTTGTTGTGAAATAATTTTCTTCATAAGTAAGTCTTATTGGCAGTCTCTGAATTATTGAGGCTGGAAGATCTCTAGGTTCTTTCATCCATTGTTTTTTAGTGTATCCATAAAAGAATAATTCATAGATTTCCTTGCCAACTCTGTCTAAAGCCCATTCTTCAAAGTTTCTAGGATTTTCGCATGGTATCCGCACATCTTGCAGTTTACGGTATGCTTCTTCTGGATTGATAACTCCCCATAATTGATGAAGAGTCATCATGTTAATTGGGAATGAATAAACATTTCCTTTAGATAAAACTTTTGGTTTGTTTGTGAAAGGCATAATTGTTGTGAATTTATTAATGAAGTCCCAGACTTCTTCGCTTTGAGTGTGGAATATGTGCGCTCCATATTCACTTACAATAATGCCATTGTCCCATTTTCGATCATATGTTGCGCCAGCAATGTGATTGTTTTTATCAATTACAAGGCACTTTTTGCCAGCATCTGTTGCTTTTCTTGCAAAAGTGGCACCAAAGAATCCTGATCCCACAATCATAAAGTCAAATTCAGGCATTTTATTTACCCCCAGCTAGATGATCACTCAAACATCCCGCTAAGTATGCGTCACAGTATTCTTTTTGTGAACTCCAACCGTATTTGTAATAATTTCTATTTCCAAGAAATCCAGTAACCCAAAAATCAATATTGTTTTCCATTCTATAGCCCCATGCGGTGAATGTTGGAATTTTCGCTGCTGGTCCCCAGATAGCAGCCCAACTGTCACAAGCAAGAACAATATCAGCACGATAAATTGTAAATGCCAATGCTTCTAATATCGACCAAGATCCAATTTTATTTTTTGTTTTTTCAATACTTTCTTTTTTCATTGTTTTTTCTATCGGATCATTTTGCCCACCAACCATGTAAATATCATAGCCTTTTTCATGTAATAATCCTATGCATCTGTCCCATATTGGTATATACCAATCTATAAATTGCTGTGGCTTTAGATCGATACTTACTGGTTGAAGAACTGCTATTTTATTTTTTGTATTAATTTCTGGTGTAAAGTCTTTTAAATCAATCCATTCTTTTATGTCGTGTTCGTCTCGTGTGAGCATTGGTTGATAAATTTGACAATTATATTTTTTGCTGAAATAAAATGAATTTTTTTCATTATAATCAACATCATATTCAATTTTTTTGATAAATTTGCATCTTTCAAGTATAACTTTTACATTAGGATTTGTTTTTGTTTCTTTTCCATGTGATTTAAAAATTGGTGATGTATGGATTATTGATGCATCGTGACCAATGGCACACATGGCAATATTAGCCCTGCACAGATTTAGTCCTGTGTCTCCAATGGCTCCTGTTTCAAAATAAATATGTAAGTCTGACATCTATTCTAATATAAGAGTGAAATTTTATGAAACAAATTGATTTGAAAAAACTTAAGTTGGATGTAGATGTTCATTTGAAAAAAGAATTAATTAGTGGTAAGTTATTGCTTGATCGATTCTGTATGATTAATGAGGATTCTAGAAAATCACCATCTTATTCTGATCCAAAATTTACTGCTTTTTATTATCATCTTGGTAAGTACTTAGAGCCTAAATCTTTGTTGGAAGTTGGTTTTGATTTGGGTCTGTTTTCTGGATGCTTTATGATTTCTTGTAAAACTGTAGAAAAATTTTTAGCTTTTCGTGAAAATAAAAAAGATTATTATTTTTCTTCAAAAATTGGTCAAAGGAATATTAAAAAATACTTCAAGGGTCCAATAGTTTTTCATTTTGGTACGATTTATGATGATTTACTTGATAAAAATTTATCAAAACCTTATGATATGATTATAATCACGATGGAGCAAGCATATGATAAGCAACTTGAATATATGGAATTTTTCTGGCCGCACCTAAGTGAAAATGGTATAATGGTTTGTGAAAATATTATTTATCACGAACCAACAAAAGAAGCTTTTAATGCATTTGCTTTTAGTAAAAATAGAGAGCCAATCATTTTTTCAACTCGCAATGGAACTGGAATTTTACAAAAATAAATAAAATTTTAGACTAATTTAATGGAGTGGACAGGAGGTATTTGTGGGATTTGAGTGCTGTTATCACTATTATGAAAAAATTGATGGTGAATATAATAAGGAAGAAACAAAAACTTTTAAGAAAAAGGTTGGCGATCCATTTGACGATGTGCCTGTTGAAAAAGTAGCAGCTTCTATCATGGCACAGATGGCAAGAAGAGATATTCTTATCATTGATGTTGAGATTTATGAGTTAACCAAAAAATTTATAAGTTTCAAAGAATCAAAAAGTGGAATTATCATAAAAAATAAAAAGTTTTCTTTTGATGGGGCTGGTGAAGATTCATCATTCATTGCTGTTGAAGAATTACAGCAACTATCAGCCCCATCAACACAACAGCAATATACGGTAACGGAATTTCAGCCAAGTAGCTCAAATATGCCAGCACAGCAGCTTTCAGCCGCTGCTACCCATCCTCACAATGTGAAAAACAATAATAATAAATCTGTCAAAAGATTTGTTGACGTAATGGTTTTTTTGCCAGAAGCATTGCATTTACATCAAGCAAAACAGAAGAATTTGAAATTTACGGTCAATAAGAAATATCCAATAACTGAAAAACGTCCATCGCCAACAGGTGTCGGAGAAATGTTTGTTGTGCAGGATGATACTGGGCGTGAGCAGGTTGTTTCAGACATTTATTTTGTGCCAGCCAATATTAATCTTGTTGCTGATAGAGAATTAAATTTTTCTGAAACCCCAGAAGAAAAAGATGGTGGAAATCTTTATTGGGGCAAATCATCCAATGATCCGGGTATGCCTGATTTGAGAAGGAGATGACATATGTCACTATCAAGAAAGCAAATAGAAAAGCGTAAGGTTCGTGAAGAATCTGTTAGAAAGAAAGTTTTAGAACAAAGAGAAGAAATAAGAAGAGAGAGAAAATTGGTCGAGAACGAAAGAAGTAAAGAGAGAGAAATGCACAAGATAGAATACGGATACACACCACCTGCCCTGCCGGGAAATGCTGAATTGGCTAAAATTAGGCAGGCAGAAAGAGAAAAGAAAATAAGTGAAAAATTAAAGCATAATTTGGAAATTTTGAAGAATTTAGAGCAAGAGTACGAAAACGAACAGTCTAACCGCAAGAATATCAATGATAAATTAGAATCAGAAGGCTACAAAACCATGAAGGAAAAGATGGACGCCCTTCACGAAAAGGCTTTAAGCATGGAAAAAGTAGCAAATGATCTTGCAGAAGCAGCTAGTGAAAATTTTGATATAAATAAAAAATAAAAATATTTTTCAAAATTCATTAAAGTCTTAGTGATTTTTGTCGATAATAAAGTGACGGGGCTGATGAGGCTACCGTCACTTTTACTTTTTACAACGAGGACACTATGTCACTAGACTTTGAACCACTGGATTTGAATGAGATTAACAAAGAGGCTAAAAGAGTCTCTGAAGAAGGTGTTGCCGCTGGAAACAGTGGTGATTATCTTGAAAAGTTTGTCAAGATGCCTGATCGTGATGGCTTTGTAATTATGCGTATTATGCCACGAAAAAAAGGCGGAGTTGTATGGTGTGCAACTCGTGTTCACACATTGAATAATCCATCTACTCGCCAAAAGAAAACCTATCATTGCCCTCGCAATTTAGTGCAAACGGATAAGGGCGAGCGTTGGATGGGCGACTGTATCATTTGCAAGTACTATTCAGATTTGTGGCAAAAATCTGAAGGAAAACATGGCAAAGAACAAGAAGACCTTCAGAATCAGGCAAGAGCAATCAAGCCTGTCGAACGATACTATTACAATGTAATTGTTCGATCTGAAAAGGATAAAGATGGCAACATCAAAAAGAATGTTGGCCCTAAGATTTATTCTTGTGGTAAAACGACTCATTCTAAGATTATTCGTGCAATGCGTGGGGATGAAGCCGCTGGAGAAAAACCATTGGGTGACATTACTCATCCAAGGGATGGACGTGACTTTAGAGTTGTCAAGAAAGTTGTTAAAGGTGGAGGTGGCGCTGAATACCCCAACTATGACAATAGTAAGTTTGAAGAACCAACACCAGCTGGAAGTCTCGATGAATTGAAGTCGTGGTTGGAAAACATCCATGATCTTCAGGCTCTTCGTGTAGTTAAAACGCAAGATGAACTCAAGCACGCACTTCGTGTTCATCTTGGTATGGTCAAAGAAGGTGATGCAAGTGGCACCGATAGCGAACTTGATGAATTCAGGAACGCAGGCTCTGCTACTCCTTCCAAGCCTAAAGTCGTTGAGACAGTTCGAGAAGAATTGGTTGTCAGCAGCACTCCTTCTGTTGCTAAAGAAGAATCAAAACCAAGCGATGATCTAGCCGATGACGACTTCCTGAAAGAACTTTCAGGCATGTAATCAAAACAGAATGGGTGTCCAGAGCATAATCTGGACACCCATTTTTTTTCATTCTCTCAACATAAGGTGGTGTGTTATGGCAAAGAAAAAAGCAAGTGAAGGCGTTGATGATAATTTTTTTGAAAATCTCGCAGAAGAAACTGGAGGCGATGTTCTTGATGCAATCGACTCAGTTAAGTATTTCGTTGACACAGGAAGTCTAGCACTTAATTATATTTGTTCAGGTCAATTCATCACGGGAGGAATTCCCGGTGGAAAATTGACTGAAATATACGGTCCAAACAGTTCATCCAAGTCTCTGCTCGGTGCCAATATTTTGTTCGGCACACAGAAAGTCAAAGGCATTCCTATTCTTATGGACTGTGAGAATAGCGCCAATAAAGAATTCATTCAGATTGCAAGCCATTGTAATCTGAAGCGAATTGTAAGACATACTCCAGAAACACTGGAAGCAGTTTTTTCAACAATGTATAGGGTTATTGAAAAAGCCCGTGAAAAAACGAACAATGAAGTCCCAATCGTCATTGTTTATGACTCGATTGGGGTAAGTCCTTCTGCCCGTGAACTTCGTGAAGTTGCATTGCCAGAAAACTACACGAAAGAACAGTTCAAGAAGATAGTAGGCGGAAATGAACAACCCGGAGAAAGAGCTAAAATTTGCTCAAGAGAATTAAGAAAACTTAACACGGTCATGGAGAAACACAACGCAACAGTTGTGATTCTCAATCAGACTCGTGATAAAATTGGAACTTACATTCCCACCAAAACAACTGCTGGTGGTGGAAATGCCCTTCCTTTCTATGCGTCTTGTCGTCTTGAAACCAAGACAATGCAGAAAATAGAAAAGAAGATAAGTGCTAAGAAGAAGAAGATTCTTGGCATCAATGTGAAGCTCAAGAATGTTAAAAACAAGACTCACAGACCTTTTGTGGAGTCTGAGAATGTTCAGCTTCTTTTTGATAAGGGAATTAATCCAATTAGTGGTCTTCTTTCTTGTTTGTTAGATGCTGATAGGATTGAAATTGCAGGAACAGGATCATTCAAGGTCAAGCCTGCTTTTTCTAATGGCGAAGAAGTTAAATTCCGTGCAAGTATGGATCGTAACGATGTACCCATGGACATTTTATTGAAGTGTCCAGCACTCATTGATGCTAATTCATCTGATCAGGTCGATGCGTATCTTGAGCCTTATAAGCTGGCTATTGCTAGTAGGGCAGAAGATGATTCTGATGTTGAATTAAGCGAAACTGATTCTTATGACGATGAAAGTATCGACGAAGAATTGGAAGGATAATGAGAAAATTAGGAGGCAGCAAATTGCTGCCTCCTAATTGATTTCTATCATAGAAATTTTTTCATAAGTATAAATGTCATTATTTTTTGTAAAGTGTGCAACTTTTTGTAGGCTATCAAGAATAATGATTATTTTGTCTTCTTTTTTACACCATAGTCCTACTGTGTTATTGTTTTCTGAATCAGAAGTTATTTCATTATATAATTTAATTTTTTGATCTGGGAAAAACTTTACAAGTTTATTTGCATTTTTATTTTCTTTATCTTCAATTAAGAATACTTTATTTTCAATTTCTGAAAAAGTTGTTTTTTCGTAATAGTCCATCCATTCCATATATTTGGGACATTTGTCTCTACCAACCCAGTGGACGTGATTTTTGTGGCCACCAAAATAACTGTGAAGCCATAAGTCACTTTCGTGACTTATAAATTTGACTTCTACTCCATAAATTTTCGACATTCGCAAAGCATGACAAAGACCGTGATCGCCATATCCTTCGGGAAATTCTTTTCTTAGTTGAAAATACTTATTGGCTTTTGGGTTTTCGGTGACTTTTTTGATTGCGGCATTACTGGTAATGCTGATTTCTTGTTCATGTGCTGGTGATTCAATGTTTGGCCATAATGTACTATTACGATACCACCAGCCAAAACCAAGTATTGTTAAAAGCTTTTGATCTAATGGGTAAATGTCATAAAGCAATCTACTTGCAATATGATATTCTCTCTCATAATCAAAATACCGATCTAAATTTTGAATTAACCCTTCAAGATCATTGACGCTATCTTCATCTATTCTCATATACCATTTAGCTATATCGGCTTTTAGATACTTATGATAAAAGTAATAAATCTTTTGAGCGACATGGTTGTAGGGGCAATGAATTATATTTATTTCAATATTTTCTGGCCACCCAGTACTTAGCCATTCAAATTCGTCATTATTGTCTTCACTGGCCAGCAAGTTCAATCGTGCTTTAATTTTATTTGTATTAATAAACCCATATTTTTTAAAATCATTAATTCTTGTTTTGATGGTTCTATTTGATGTTTCTACAGGAACAACAATGTCTATATCATATTTCATAAAATTTTATATGCTCCTGCTGCTATTTTTGAAAAAGTATATCCTTCTTTTGAAAGTTCGTTTTTAATTTTCTTTACATAATTGCAAAGATTTGCGTCACTAAAACCATATTTGTTATATTTTCCTTTAAGTTCTTTCAAAACAATTATTTTATTACTTAAAAAATTATTTTTAATATTGTTTTGAATTTTTTTTGCCATTTCACGTTTGTTTGGTTTTTCACAACATGGTGAAATTTTATTTTCTATAACGACATATTCATAGTTTTGTTTTTTTTGTTTTGGGTTGCAAAGAGCAGGAACTAATTCTTCTAGATCTAAAATCGCACCTTCTTTCATGTTGACTATTGATAAATTTGCTTTAAAAATTTTGCAAAATTCAATAAGTTGACTGAAATTTTTCTTATGAGTGAAAAATTTTCTTTTATCTTTAGTTTCAATTAAGAGGCATTTCATGTATTGCTCCTTGTGTCTTTACGACGCCTTTGTAAATAATTATAGGTTTGATTTAATAAATTGCTACTCAAAGTTGCTATTCTTATAATGTGAACAGGGGGTTTTCGATGGAATTTATCAAAGAAAATATTGATATAAACAACCTCCGAAGATTTGGTGCGGAAATTGAAATCAATGCATTTGATTTTAGGAATAGGCCGCTTGGTCACAATGATGGAATATTGCCAGAAGGCACATATTATGTAGCAAATTTAGTACAAAAATCTTCTGAAAAAATAGTTAAAATACACAAATGGGCATATGACCACAACAATAGTGATTGGATTATCAAACCTGACAGTAGTTGTGGCATCGAAATATGCACACCAGTGCTTAAGGGCTGGGCTGGACTTATGGAAACTTGTAAGGTAATTGATGCGCTTGGGAACGATAATAAAATCAATGCTGATGAAAGATGCAGCTTTCACGTTCATGTTGATGTGAGTGATCTTAGCGAGCAAGAATTGGCAAACATTATTACTTGGTGGATTAAATGTGAGCCAGTTTTTATGGATTCAATGCCAACAAGCCGCAAGCGCAATCAGTATTGTCAGTTGCTGGGGCAATCGGAAATTTTTGAAAGAGTTGAAGATGGATTTCATTCTAATGATTATTTGATTCGCAAGCTTGGTTGCTGCAAGTATTATACAATTAACACTTATCATTATTACAACAACAAACGAAAAACGATTGAGTTTAGAATCATGGATGGAGAATGCTGTCTTGATCCATGGACGGCAAAGAATTACATCAGACTTTTATTACATTTTATTGATAGAGCCTTAAAGTTTGGCGTGCCAAACTCTTATTACTCTGGAGATCCTTGGTCTGGTTATTGTTGGCTTGATCCACGAGATGTTTTTGATTTTCTTGGATTCAATTCAAAATACAATCTTTCACCGGGATTGACTCAAGTATATGAATGGTTTCTTGATCGTTTGCATTTAAATTGCAATTATGAAAAATCAAATGGTATAATGGGTAGTAGTGCTAGAAGGTTTGCTCAAAAAGAAATTGAAGATATGTGTTCTGAGTATGGCGAAATGTCAATAAATTATGATGATATATTTAATCCTAATTTTCGTATATAACATTGTTAATTAAACTTAAGGTTTTATGAGTTTTTGCAAATCATCAAAACTTGATGAAATAATCAAGGAAATGAAAAACCTTGGCAATGTACTTGTTCCTTTTAATTATCCCAAAACACTGATTACTTGGGAGGATGATTTGGCAATCTTCAAGGCAAGAGAAGTTACCATAGATGGTTATAATCTTTTTTTACATTATCAAAAATCAGATTACAATGAATATCTTATTGAAACTCTACAAATTCATAACACAAAACACCCATTCTTGCCATTTAATTTAATTTGCAAAATTGGCAAAAGATTTCTTGGGTCAAAGCACTTATCATTAATTGAAATTTTTAAAGATCATAGGAAGATTTATATTTGGTCTGTTTGCTTAGATAGATCTGAAAAACCAGTTCCAATTCCCAATCAATATGACACAGAATCTTGCGAGTATGAAGGGTTCCAGTATATATACATGCAACCTAAAAATGTAGATTTCTTTTAATTTTTCAAAACATGAAGTTTGGTGCGAAGATTTTAACAATCAAATAAAAAAACAATATATAACTTCGCAGCGTCATATACTGACGTTTTCCTTTAACGAGGGTCCAAACATGAAAAAAAGAAAAATTCAGGCTCTTATTGTAGAGCATCTTCTAAAGTACGGACAACTAGAGATACTTCTGCCAGATAGCGTTAAATTGGAAATTGGTACTACTCAAGAAAATAAAAATGGAGAATTAGTAAGAAAAGATGATTATTGTTGGGTCATTGCCTCCAGAGAGGGAAGATCAACAAGTTTGGATGCGTATAATATGGGCTTAAGATTCTCAGATGATGAGAGAGTTTTGGTTTTTGAAGATAAATTTATAGACAGAGACGGCGATAATATCAGAAGATTGGATGTTGTTTAAATTAAATTACCATTCATGGTAATGAAATTTAATGTGCCATCAAAACTTAAATTTAATTCCATTGTACCTTCAGCATACTTGCTGTTGGCAACTGGCGTATTAAATTCAACCCAAATCAAGAATCCATTTTTATTTAAATGGAATCTTGATAAGGTGACTCGTATACCTTTGTTTTTTATTTTTTCGCTTGATATAATATCGAGGCAGTTAGCGTTTTCTTGTACGTTTTTCAGTACATACGCCATCAGCTTGGAACTGTTAATAAAGTGTGTCCAGTTGGCGACTAAAAGAGATTCTAGTTTGTCAGCATTAAAAATATCCACACTTTTCTCCCGTGAGGTTAAATATGAAGAAGCCAGAAGTTTATCTAAGAGAGTTCTGCTTGAAACTTTCTGACGACCATGTTAGATTTTTACATGGCAGACTCAGTCAAAGATTGGGTGGCGATTTAGGTGAATCAGTTGAATTTCTCGGCAACATCAGAGAAATTGATAAATGGTTCGATTCTGCGGATGGATGTTTTGAATTGTATGATATGATTGATATGGTTTACTTTGCAGTTAATAAGGAACATGAAAAAAGATTGGGTGCAGTTGCTTGATTAAGTACGCATTACATTTAATTCCAATGAGCCTTGCTGGTATTACCTGCTTGGCTCTTGGATTTTATTGGGGACAATCTCACGGCTATCGTGAAGGTGCAGCAGACACCATTATTATGTTTGATAGCTTTGATAGAGCAACAAATAAAAATGATGGCCGAAGATTCCAAGAGAACAAAAAAATCCTCGATATGTTCAATGATAAAATTCCATATTGAAAACCTTGATTAATTTGCTATAATCAAAAAAATCAAGAGGTTGTCATGCCGCCCATCATTAAAGTTTCAGATCAAGATGTTTGCGTAGCCACATCGGAATTTCCATTCGCTAAATGGAAATTTGAAAAATTCAATCCTGTCCAAAGCAGGATCATGGACTTCTATAATCAAGACTGCAATACACTTGTCGCAGCAAGGACAAGTGCTGGTAAAACCGTGATTGCAGAACAGTTTCTCTCTCAAGAAATTCGTGAAAGAGGAGGAAAAGGAATGTTCCTTGCCCCTCTCAGAGCCTTGGCCCGTGAAAAGGTGACCGATTGGACAAATCCAGAATATCACCTCTCTGACCTAAAAATAAGCATCTGCACAGGCGATTACAGACTCACCAAAGAAAGAACCAAAGAGCTTGATGATGCCGATATTATCATCATGACAAGTGAAATGCTTAGTCATAGAAGCAGATCACACAATTCAGAACAAAGTCAATTTCTCAAGAAAATTGGGACTCTTGTCATCGATGAATTCCACACAATCGGAGTTCAAAATCGTGGAGATCACCTAGAAGTCGGATTGATGAAATTCACTCAAATCAATCCAACTGCCAGAATCGTTCTCCTTTCCGCAACAATGCCAAACGTAGAACAACTTGCAGAATGGGTAAGTTATAGCCTTAATCAAAAGCAGACATTTGTTCTAAGGTCAGAATATAGACCTGTTCCTCTTACAATCCATTATGAAACATATGACGACAGCATAAAAAGATATGATCTCCTAGAGCAAGAAAAAATCAATAAGGCAATGGATATTGTCGAATGGTATAAAGATGATAAGTTCATCGTCTTTACTCATACCAAAAGAACTGGCGAAATGATGAAGAAAGAACTTCAATCAGCAGGAATTGATTGCCAATTTCATAGTTCTGACCTCGAATCAGCAGAAAGAGCAAAAGTAGAAGATAAATTCCGTAACGATCCAAAATTCAAAGTAGTTGTTGCAACAAGTACTTTGGCAGCAGGTCTTAATATGCCTGCCAGAAGAGTGATTATCTTAGGTGTCAATCGTGGTGTTGACGAAGTCGAATCTCATGAAATTATTCAAATGTGCGGTAGATCAGGAAGATATGGCATCGATCCCATGGGAGATGCTTATGTTCTTGTTCCAGAAAGCCAAGTGAGTTTATATAAGCAAAAATTCAACAAGCCGAACAGAATAGAATCTCAGCTTCTCGAAAAATATGGCAATAATTATAAAACATTGGCGTTTCACTTGGTTAGTGAAATTTATTTTGGCGGAATTGAAACCACAGATGATGTTCGCAAGTGGTTTAAAAGATCATTGGCTTATTTTCAAAATAAGTCATTCGATGATAGCGTTGTTGATTCTACTCTTGAATTATTGAGAAAATGCGGTGCCATTGGCTTAGAGGATGATAAGTGGAATGCCAGAACAATTGGCAAAGTTGCCAGTATGTTTTACATAAGTCCTTTTGATGTAAGCGATTTGTATTTTAACTTCAAGTCTTTGTTTGATTCTGGAAAAGAGAATGATGATCATCTTCTTTCATTGGCACTAGGCAACATTGACAGTCAAAGGTCTAACATTGTTAACAAAGCAGAGAAAGACGAAATGAGCTTGTACGCCAATCAGGCTAGATTGAAGTTTACTGGTAAATTCTTAGCCGATGGAGCCATTAAGGCTGGATACTGTTACTATTCACTCTTGAATGGCACTAACTCACAAGCTTTGGCTAGCTTTCAAAGAAATTTACAGTTCGATTTCAATAGATTATCTCAGATTTTGATAGCTTTAGATAGCATGGGAGGTTCTTGGAATCGTTCTGGGTGGTTAAAAACTCTTGAGGGAAGAATAGCTTATGGTGTTCCTGCACACTTGATTAATTTGTGTAAGATTGATAATATTGGACGTGTTAGAGCCAATAAGTTATATGATGCAGGAATAAAAACTGCTAAAGACATTGCTAATACTGATGCAGAAAAACTTGGTAAAATAATTAATATGAAAGGTGATGCAGTTAAAAAAATTATTCAACAGGCTCAAGGCTTGTAGCGAACTTTTTTAATGCGTGATAAAATTTGATATTTTAGTCCAAGCATAGTTGTTCTATTTCTTCTCATGGGCATACCACTGCTGCAAGTATTTCCAATATCATTGCCAAGTATGTATCCACTAGGGCCACCAGCACAACAACAAGTTCCCGGCCAGCTTGCAGTTGGTTGGAAAAAAATTTGTATTGAATCACAATCATTGACGCCACATTCTAGATTTTCTCCAGCCAATGCAGCTGCTTCTGACAGTGTGCAAGAATATCCTGTAGTAATATTTAATATTGTCGCATATACTATTGGTTTAGTGCCCGGAACATCACAAGATAGATCAGTTGGCACACAAAAACAACCTGAATCTTGATAATGTGATCCCGGCGTTATTTTGAGAACTCCATTTCCTACTACACGAAGTTCCATCATGGTGCCGAGTGGACTTTCATATGGAGTGAAGCAACATCCATCGGTTTCTAGTAAAAATTCAATGTCAACATTTACTGTTGCTGTTGGACAGCATGGTTTTTCAGCGTAATTAAAATATATTGTGTATTTATACGTTATGTTTTCGACACAACAAGAATAATTCCCACATGGACGTATGCATTTGCAATTACAATTGCAAAACCCACCTGTTCCACATGCATAAGGAGGAGTACAGTTTCCAGCCATTATTTCCTTTCTTCGCCGAAAAATCCCGTGGGATATTCTACTTTTACTGTCCCATTGCCTTCAGTTTGGTTGCCGTTTTCATCTTCGACCCACCATCTTACTTGTTGGACTGGTATATTTAGTTGTTCTAGATGACATTTATCACGATGGAAAACAGGAAGATGATATTCTTGTCCTTCGACGAGAACTGCAACTTTACATTCTTTTTTTTCATGGTTGTACAAAAGACAATTGCCGCATACTTTTTCTACAGGTTTTTTCTTGAACATAACTTAAACTCCGCTTATAATTTAGTTAAGGAGAAATAAATTGAAAATCATTTCAGCTACAGGCCAAGCTCAAAATGGTAAAGATACTTTTTGTGATTATCTGCAAAAAGAATTAAATAGTATGCCTAATAAAATTATATGGGAGCGTACTGCATTTGCAAACGCAGTAAAAGATACTTTTTGTAAAACATTTGAAGTTGATCGACAATTTATTGAAGAATGGAAGACTAAAGATGAGTGTCCTCCTAATTTATCAATGCCTGTTCGTAAGGCCTTGCAATTTATTGGTGATGGATTCAGACAAATTCGTCCAGATATTTGGATTGATATCGCTTTAAGAGACAAAACAAAAAATTTAATTATTTCTGATTCAAGGTACTTCTCAGAAGCAGAAGCCGTTAAATCTAAAAATGGACTTGTTTTTTTGATATATCGACAGGGATTTTTGAATGATGACCCCAATCCAAGTGAATCACAAGTAAAACCATTGCTTCAATGGGCTTCTGGAAATTTGAAAGAAGGTCCTGTTGATTATTCAAGCAACATAATGAGATATGGAATAACTGTTCCACATGAATTGAGATATTTTGATTATTTCATCAAGAATGATGGAAGCATTGAGGATTTGCATAAGAAGATAAGGGAATCTGTTGTTCCTTATATTTTAAAAAGTCGTTTTTTTCTTGAATTTATCGGATATGATCACAATATCGAGTAAATTTTTGAACAGTTTCATAACCATTTTTGCCTTCAATTATCGTTCCCATTTCAGGATGTGCTCCTTGAAGCCAGCGTATTCCGCTTTCTCTGTTTGAGCATTTGTATGTAACTAGTTCATCTAGTATTTTTATCGAGGGAGATTTTTGATCCTTTGTTTTAGTTTGCCCATCCCGACTTCTGTCAAGACCATAAATCCTAATCCTCTCTGCTGGCAATATTGGTTGCACGCTGTCCATTTCGCATTATTCCTTGGCAATGTTGTTTGATTTGCCGGTTTGATTTCCCAAATTTCAATTCTTCCGTCATCGAACATAACCTTTAAGTCAGGGTTATATTCATGAATGTTTCCTTCAAATGTATATTGGACTTTAAGTGGCTCCACTTCATATCCAATAACTTCTGGCATTGCCTCCAAGCATTCGTAAACATCGCATTCCATCCCTGATCGATAATGCATTTCCTTGCCTCCGTTCTTGTTGGACATCATGTATCCTTCTCTGAACTTCGGCTTGCGTTGTTTAAGCTTACCAGTCTTCGCAGACTGGTCTTTCCATATAATAGCCTTCATCTGTCCGTTTTTCGGTATATTTTTTTCATGTGGGTGTATCGCTTTGTAATGAGTTCGCACACAACGAACGGGACAGCCACAACGAGCAAGAGGACATAAAATGTATTCTCTGCCTTCTTCATGAGATTCGATGATATGCGCTTTATAGTCTTCAAAATTTTCATGAACAACTCCGCACACAAAACATGTGTATTTTCTTTTTCCATTATCTTTTGAAAATGGTAGCGTCATTTCTTTTTTGATTTCTTTTTGGAGAATTTCATCATATTATCGATAGCTTCTTCACGGGGACAGACAGTGATCTTCGGTAGATCTTTGATGCCAAATACACTTTCTGTTGATTTTTCAGGATCATTACTTAAAAATTTAATTAAATTAAATGCAGGAAACCGTGCTTCTTGACGAAATCCCGGCATCATTGGATCATCTTCTGTATCAGTTTTGAGTTTGGCAAATATAAGCCTGCTGTCTTCAGGAGCACCAAAATACTCGTCCCCTTTTTTAAAGAAAAGTATTAGTTCGTGCTTGTCTAAAAGATCATTCATTGAATCAATGTGTTCAAGCTGGATGTCCCAGCGATCCATTAAGTCACGAAATGATGAAAAAGAAGGAGAGTTCATAATTTTACCTGTAAATGTTTTACAACATATATATAAATAATAATTTCAAAAAAGGATAATAATGGCCTTGTATAATTTGAATTTTGCTAAACTTGGATGCGAAGCAGTCAAATAGAAGCAGCAGACATTAAATTTACAGTTTTGCTTTATTTTGTAAAAAAGCCTAGAGATAATATATAAATTATGCGACCTTCATTTTCAGGATTTAAGAAATTTTTTGAGGAGATGGACCCATCTCAAGAAAAAGATATCGTAGCATCTGGCGACTCAAAAAAACAAGATTATTTTGCTTCATTAGAAGATGAAGAAAATATGACTTGGAGTGATATTAAAAATACTTTTTCTGGCGAACCATGGGTTTCTTCACATTTTCCTCTAGGAACCAAAGGCAAAGAAGTTCTTTATAAGTTGCAACCTTGGAAAATTTCTAAGGGATCAATGACACAGGCTGGCGCTGATATAGAATTAGTTCATGGTGATAAAGATAGAAGCTATCTCAAGGGAAATGTTGCAAATAAAAGCAAATATAAAGATAGACGTAAATATTTTGTGAAAAGAAAAGATTTGCAAGACTTTTTGACAGGCGGTTGGCAACCAGCCATTCAAAGCGCCGCTGGCGGATCTCCATAAATGTGAGGCTAATATGAAATTTAGAGAATGGATTAAATTAAGAGAAGTTGGAACAAGCACGTCTGGTGTTGCTCATGTTCCAACGAGACTATTTGGCGGCACTGTGCAAAAGATGTATCCAGAACCAATTATTATCGGCGGCAGAGAAGTAGAAAAGAAAAAAAAGAAAAAATAATCATACATAAATAAAAGGAATATCATGTATAATCAAAAGTATATCCAGTTCTTGTCAGGAATTATCAGCGAAAGTGATTTTTACGAAGAAGATGCAATGAATCCAGTCCCTACCCCTCCTGCTGGCATTCCTACTCCTGCTGATGCTGGCGCTCCTGCTGGTGGTGGCGCTCCTGCTGGTGGTGGCGTTCCTGCTCCTGCTGGTGGTACTCCTTCTCCTGATGAAGAAGTTCAGAAAGAAACTGCTGAATTCACAAAGTCAATTCAGAATGCTCTTAATAAAATGCTTATGGTTCTTGATAAACATAAAATGAACAAGAATCATGCGATGAATTTAATTTCTCAGATTGCTGCTCCGATTATTGAAAAATATAATATAAGTAAAACACAGGCATTTAACGCTGTTTCTCAATAATATCAAAAGTTAGTCTTTACAGTTGAAGTTAATTATTTTATAATTTGACAGGATCACATTTCAAGAGGTTCTGTCATGTCTGATATTATGGATTCTGTTGTCAACAAGACAATTAATTGCCTTGATAAAGGGCATGTTACTCTCGTCGATGTAATGCCAAGGAATGTTCCTGAAGGTAAAACTGCGGATTATGCAATCGTTCAGGCTGCAAGAGTAAGCTATGGAGATGGAACTAAAACCGTTAATGAAGACCGTGGACTTATTCGCTACCTTCTCAGACACCAACACACTACTCCATTAGAAATGGTAACCCTAAAATTTCATTGCAAGATGCCTATCTTTGTTTGCCGTCAATGGGCAAGGCACCGCATGAGTTCAACAAATGAAATTTCAGGTCGTTATTCGGTTATGAAGGACGAATTTTATTTCCCTCAGGCCAGCGATTTAAGATCCCAATCTCAAAACAATAAGCAAGGCGGAGATGGCACTATCGACGAAATAACAGCTAACTATTCAGCAGGTAAAATTACCAATGATTGCAATTCAGCTTATGATTTTTATGAGTATATGATTCATGCAGGTGTCTCAAGAGAACAAGCAAGAATGGTTCTCCCTCTCAACTTATACACAGAATTTTATTGGAAAATTGATCTTCACAATCTTTTTCACTTTTTGGCACTAAGAGCAGATAGCCATGCCCAAAAGGAAATCAGAGTTTATGCAGAAGCAATTATTGATATTTTACGCCAAATTGTTCCAGTAGCACTTGAAGCATGGGAAGATTATCATCCTATGCGTGGAGCAATAAAACTCACAAGACTCGAAACAGAAGCACTAAAAAGCTACATCCAGAAATTTCAATCTTTTGCTCATACCGAATTCCAACATGTTGTCAGTGACAACAAGCGTGAACAGTCTGAATGGATAGAGAAAGCCAAGATTCTTGGAATCAATGTTCCTCCGACAAAACAGAATGAGGCTTAGGATCAACTAATTGAAAGCCATGATTGGCTATAATTTGTAATGTTAGAACAATCATTGTGATCATGGCTTTCTCCCTTTTGGACATTATACCAAATGAAAAGCATTTTACAATTTCTAGAAAGCGATAAAAACGGCCAAACTCTTAATATTGGAGTAATTGGTGATGCAATCATTGATGAATACTATGACGTTAAAATTAAAAGAATAAGTCCTGAATGTCCAATTCCCATCATGCATAGCAAAGAACATGAAGCAAAAATTCTTCCCGGTGGAGCCGCAAATGTCGTTCATCAATTCAAGAATTTTAATGCTAAAGTTAATCTTGGTTGCTTGTTAGATTATAAAGCGAAAAGTATATTTGAAAACACAAAAATCAATACCCATTATTCAGTAGATATCGCTCATGATATTTCTAGGAAGAGAAGGTATTTTAGTGAAAATGTTCAGGTTGCAAGAATTGATATAGAAAAAAATAATTATGGCTTTAGTGATGATGATTTGTTTTTAAAAACCGAATCGTTGTTTGATAAGTTTGTTTTTAATGGTTTTCAGGCCGTTATATTTTCAGATTATGGGAAAGGAATATTTAATTTTTTCAAAAACGAATATCTTAAAAAATTCCCAATCACAGTTGTTGATCCAAAAAATGGCGATCTGACTCGTTGGCGTGGATGTACTGTTCTGAAACCAAATCAAGAAGAAGCATTGAAATTAAGTGGGAAAAATAATGTTCGTGATGCTGGTCTTTATTTGTCAGAATTCTTGGAATGTTCTGTTGTCATTACTCAGGCAGGACAAGGAATTAGTGTTTTTGAAAAAGGCGGAATAACTGAGATTAGACCAAGAGTAAGCCCTGCTGTTGCCGAATCTGTAATTGGTGCTGGAGACGCCTTTATAACATTCTTGACAATGGCAATGTGTAGGGGATTTTCTCTTCAAGAATCTGCCGATATTGCATTTAAGGCTGGTACATTATATGTTTTGAATAAACATAACAAACCTTTAGATAGATTTTCTATTATTCACTCTATTGATCCAATTGGCGCAAAGGTTATACCTTATGATGAAATCAATATGTTTTGCAATAGAGATTATAAATTGGTTTTTACTAATGGCTGTTTTGATATCATGCATATGGGGCATATTGATTGCTTGAAATTCGCCAAATCACAAGGCGATAAACTTGTAGTTGGCCTCAATTCAGATGAAAGTGTTGCAAGATTAAAACCCAAAAGACCGATTATGTCGGTTAAGGATCGTGCTTCTGTTCTTGCAGCATGTGAATATGTTGATTATGTTGTTGTGTTTGATGATGATACACCATTAGAACTTATCAAAAAGATTAGCCCTGATGTTTTAGTAAAAGGCGCAGATTATAAGGAAGAGGACGTTGTTGGTTATAAAATTGTCCCAGAAATAAAAAGATGCCCTCTTGTGGAGGGCATCAGTACAACAAGCATTATTGAAAAAATTAAAAAACTTTAGCGTCTTTTTCTTTTATTCAGATTATTCTCTGCTTGTTCAATTGTCAAAACACCAGAAAGAACTAGAAGCTGTTCACTCATGTTCAAGCCGGGATGGAATGTGGATGCGTTTTGCGGTTGAGAAGAGAATGAAACTCCTGATGGTATCATATTATTGGAAGGAGGTACGTTTCCGCCAAAACCTCCTCTATTTGCAGAATTTGCATTTGGTCCAGATGTTTTAATTCCTTTGTTATTATTTTGATTTAAATTTAAAATAGATCCTGCATTGTTTTGATTTTGATTTTGATTTTGATTAGTTAGACCTTGAATATTTTGATTGTGTGTTGGAGTTGCTTGAGCGCCTGCCATACCAACTCCGCCAGCTGAAACTCCAGCGTCTATTAGTGCTTTTCTAACTGCTGAACTCAAAGGACCTCTAAGATCTACTTTTCCATCATTTAGTGCTGATTGAAGAGCGTTTAGAACAGCAGTTTTATCCATGCCATCTGGAGGAATAACTGGCATATCTACTCTATCCAAATTGGTTGCATTTGCTTTAGATGTTGCTGGTATTGCGTCCAAATTTGCCATAAGAATTTGCAGTCCCTTATTAGGGTCGCCGTTTGCTCCGGGTACTTTACCCAATTTTTCTTGGGGTATTTGTGGCAATTGACTTCTTAATTTATCAAATGCTTGTGTAATACTATCGCCGTCAGCTGCATTTCCTTGCGTAACGCCAAGTTCACCTACTGTATATGCATTTAATACTGTGATTAATTTTTCTAGTGGTAAGCCTATTTTAAGAACTTTTACTGGTGTTTGTGGATATAACACAAGAGCAGCAGCCCATCTATGATGGCCATCCATAATTGCATTGTCTTGAGATACAATTGCTTCCATATTTGATAAAAATTCAGGCTTATCAATTCCTGTTTCTATCATACCCTTAACTTTGTCTGGTTTTAAGGTTGCTTGTGTTGGCTTAAAACTAGTTGGCAACAAGTTTTCAAAAGTTGCTTTAATTTTGTCATCTGATGGATCGGCACCGTCATCCAAGCCATTTTTTACTAAGGATTGTGCTATGGCTGGATTTCTTGCAATTTTGGAGAGCGGCACAGGGTCTTGACCCATACCTAAATCAATGTCTGCCCCCGCTGGCAGGTTAGATTGATTTCCACTCATTGCGAATGAAGAGGCAACATCTCCAACCATGCTGTCTTCTTCTTTTAACAGTCTATATTTGCTTACTTGTCTGTAAAATTCAGCAAAACTCTTCATAATATATTTCCTTTTATTTACAAAAACAGTTAGTTTTTCCGCATGATTCGCAACAAGTACAAAGATCGCAGCAAGCACCCTTTAATTTGCAGCAACCTTCAACAGCGCAACAGGGGCAACCACATTGGCAAATGCATTTTTCACACAAGCATTTTGTAGATGATTTCACAAAACCAGCGCAAATAAAACCTGTAATTATAATTACAGCAATTGCTCCCAACAATGAATCAATCCAATTAGACATGTTTGCTCCTACTATGTATAATTATTTAGGCTACTACAGTTATAATTACATTATGAGTAAGAAAAAAATTAACAAAAAATATGTTAAGTTGTCTTATGGGAAATGCCGTTTTTGCGATTGCTCTGAATATGCCCTTCTTGACTGCCACAAAATAATCGAAGGAAACAAGAAGGAAGGACCGGGTTATGTGAAAGAAAATGTAGTTGTTTGCTGCGCTCTTTGTCACAGAAAAATACATGCGAATATAATTAAAATCGATAGATACTACACAACAACTTTAGGCAAACAGATTTTGCACTATTGGCTCGATGGAGTTGAACATTGGGATTGATATATAGATCATGCTTACTTTTCAACAATTTCTAGAATCTAGAAAACATGCTACAGGAACTTTTGGAATGGGAACTGGACAGAGTCCAGCGAAAATTATGGCTAAAGGAGCAACTAGCCCTGCAAGTCCTACTCGTCCAAAATATCATGGATTAAGTGTTGCAAAATCTTATCCTGTTGCTAAAATTGATAAAGTCTGATCGGTAATAATTAAAGATAGAGGATTTTTT